AGAGAGATACCTTCTTTCACTTTCTTCAACCCCTCCTTCTCTGCTCCCTTCCCGCCCGCCCCCCCGCCCCGAGAGATCGCGCGTGAAGAATGTGAAAGAAGGGTCTGGCCTCGTCCGACCCGCGTTTCTGGCCTGCTACGGCAGGAGTTCATACACCCTCCTTGACCGCCCAGCGGTCGGCTCGACTCCTTCTTTCAAGCGGCCGGTCTCCTTGAGGTTCTCAAGCACCTCGTCCCGCTCGCGCTGGGTCAGGTGCTGGGTCACGCGGCACATCTGCGACCGGGTCATGCGTCCGCCCGCCGTCCGCATCGCGCGGAGGACGGCCTTCTGCTTGGCGTCGAACTCGCCCTGCGACACATACTCGTGGGCGAGGTACAGCACGCGACGGGTCAGGTGCTCGGACAGCCCGCACGCCCATTCCGCTGCGTCGGCGTCGATGACCGGCTTCTCGCGGTTCTTGGAGCAGGCGTAGATCAGCGCCAGGCGGCAGGCTTTCTCCTCGACGCGTGCCCAGATCGACCGCAGGTCCTCGCGCGGGCGCTCCATCTCGGTGTCGGCGAGCGCCGCGAGGCGGTTGAACACGGCGCGGGCGTCGTCGGTGGTCGGAACCACCATCGGCTTGGGGTGCTCGCGGCTGAGGTTGCCGCCGGGGTTGAACGCGCCCCACCAGGTGGCCGCATCCACGATCGCCTGCGGCGGGTCCTTCTCGGGCTGCCATACGCGCGGCGGCATCTCCCCGGTCTCGAACACGATGAGCCGGGCCATAAACCCGTCGCTCATGGCGTCGGGCGTGAGCGCGTGCTTGAAGTGCTCGGGCGCGGTCGTCGCGAGGAGTGACACGCACGGCTGGTCGATGACCTTGTTCCGCTTGGCGTCGGCGTAGGCCTTGCCCTTGAAGACGCTCCGCGCCGACGAGTACATCTTCATGAGCGTCGAGATGACGTTGAACAGGTGCGGGGCCTTCTTCGGGTCGCCAATGGTGCGGAGCCAGCGCCCGAACTCGTCGATCTGGAAGAGGATCGCGGGCTCGGCTTCGACGGCGGTGACCAGCCCGGCGTCGCTGGCGAGGTCCTCGTTGCCCTCGAGCCCGTTGAGCCCGGCCTTGAAGAGCACCGCCTTGTTGATCAGGCGCGCGTTGTCCTTGCCCGAGCCAGAGCCCGCAAGGCACACGACGTACAGATTCGTGCGGTTGCCGCGCTCGTCGCGGACCTTGCGGCCTGCGAGCACGGCCTGCAGGCACATCGCGCCGGCGAGCGCGAGCATCGGCTGCCAGCGGTGGGCCGTTTCCTTGTTGAACGCCATGACCTCGGAGATGAACCCCGGCACCGCGAGGTACCGCTCGGGAAGCGGGCCGGGATCGACCGGCGTGTCCTCGTCCGGGGCTGCCGTTTCGTCGCTCGCCTTCGCCGGCGCTGCCATGAAGCCCGACAGGTCCACGCCGCCCAGATCCTCGGCCTTCTGCGCATCGCGGAGCCAGCCGATCGGACGGTCGTGCGGCTTGTTGGCGGCGTCGGTCACCTTGTGCCGCAGTTCCTTTTCACTCCACGGCGGATCGCACCGCGGGTTGTACCGATCCCACAGCAGCGAGAACGCCGCCTCGGGATCGAGGGCGAACCCGTGCACCATCGCCGTCGCGGCCGTGTAGGTCTGACTGTGCCCGCCCGAGCCGGAGATCGCTCGTGGGATGCGGTCCAGGTATGCCGCGGCGCGGCGGAGCACAGCGTCGCCCGCTGGTAAGCGATCGCTTCGTAGTGACGGCGGTTGTGAAACGATCGCTTCTCTGCGCCCATGCCTGGCCTCGGTCACAGCCTCAGCAAGCGCGGCGACGGCGGCTGCCAGTTCCCCGGCGTCGACCACAGCGGGTTCGCCGTCAAGCGGGTCGTACGGCTCCCCGCTGGGGTGGATGCTCGGGCCGACGACCGTCTGCGCCCCGGTGCTCCGCAGCTCGACGATCATCTTCTTCGACACCGGGTCCTGGTGCTTGCGGGTCTTCATCCCCTCGCACACGTACCACCAGTGCGACGCGGGCTTGCCCGGCCGACCGGACATCGCGCCGGTCGGCGGCAGGAACTTGGGCGCGAGCGCGACCGCCTCCTCGCAGTCGAGGTCGACATCCACCAGCCACCCGCTCGGTTCGCCCAGCAGCACGCCGATGTTGCCGGTGCCGTTGAAGTGCGACGGCAAGTCGCTCTCGGAAAGGCGCAGGTCCGTCCACCCCTTGAGCACGGGGATCTTCTTCCGCGCCGGCACGGGGATCACCGCGTACCCGCGGGCGAGGTACGTGCGCGCCGACTCGAGCAGAATGGAGGGGCCATCGCTCATCGCTTAATCGTTGTCCTCGCGGCGGCGGATGGTGGCGCCCATGATCTTGAGCGTCTGCGCTGCGGTCTCGCGGTCGCGCTTGCTGGCGCGGTAGTCCAGAAGGCGGTCGATCTCGATCACGGGCTTGATCGCCAGGTCGAAGCCGTAGGTCCCGGTGGCCAGGCCCGCCGCGTGGCCGATCGCCCGCGTGCATGAACTGGCCCGGTGCGTGCCAGCGGCCGCGATCAGAAGCGGGATCTCCGCGCGGGCTTCGGTGTGGTACATCAGGCCGCCGACGCTCCGAGCCAGCAGCGAGCCGATGCCCTTGGTGTCGTTCTTGTCGATGGGCGCGGAGGCCACGTGGCATCCGAGCAACTGCCCGTCCTTGTCGGTCTCTTCGATCGTGATCGTGATCATGCGGTACTCCTAGTTCAGAAGGGGATTTCGTCTTCGGGGATGCCGTACGTCATGCCCGCGGGCTCCGGCGGACGGTCCGGCAAGCCTTCGTCGCTGTCCAGGCGCGGGGGCTTATCGCCGAGCACATGCTGCGTGACGCGCTCGAACTGGTCGCCGGCCTTCTTCTCGACGGTGATGGACAGCGTCGGGGCGAGCGCCCCGGCCTTGGCCATCTCGACCGCTTCCTCCGTACCTCCGGGCACCGGCTCAACCGAGCGAGCCCGCCACCAAGCTTCCGCCTTCGTGCGGGCGTATCCGGTGTGGTCGAAGCAGACCCACTCGCGGAAGAAGCGGTTGAAGCCGACGCGGTACTCAACCCGCATGGTCAGCGGCGCGGAGGGGTCGCTGCGCTTGTAGTGCACGTGGTAAGTCGTCTCGCTGACGCGGTGCTCCTCACGCGTGGTTTGGCCGCTGAGGATGCCCTCGGTGCTGGCCTTCGCCTCGTGCTGCTGTCGATTCGGCTCGGGGAACTGGTGGCCGCACTGCGGGCAGGTCTGGTATCCCGCCGCGATGAGCGCCTGGCAGTTCGGACACTCCTTCGCCGGCGCTTCGCCGTCGCCGCGATCATCAGTGGCGATGCGGATCGCGTCGACTGGGCCGTGACGCAGCACGTTGCCGCCGAAGTCCAGCACGAGGCAGTCGTTCTTGCCCGGGTGGAGTCGAAAGCCCCGGCCCACCATCTGGTAGTACAGGCCCGGCGACATGGTCGGCCGCACCAGCGCCACGCAGTCGATGTGCGGGGCGTCGAAGCCGGTCGTCAGCACGTTCACGTTGCACAGGTACTTGAGCTCGCCCGAACGGAATCGGCCGAGGATCGCCGCACGCGCGCCGTCGGGCGTATCGCCGGTGACGAAGCCGCACTCGATCCCGTGCTTGGTCTTGAGCACATCGACGATGTGCTGCCCGTGGCGGATGCCCGAGGAGAAGATCAGCGTGGCGCTGCGGTCCTTCGTGTGCTCGGCGATCTCAGCGCACGCGCCCTCAACGAGCCCCTCCTTGTCCATGAGGTCCTCGACCTCGCTGGCGACGAACTCGCCAGCGCGGACGTGCAGGGCATCGGTGTTGATCTTCTGGAGCCCCGCCTTGGTCTTGAGTGGCGACAGGAAGCCCTGCACGATCAGCTCGCGGACGCCGACCTCGTAGCAGACGTGGTTGAGGATGTTCTCCGCGGCGCAGATCGAGCCGGACTTCATGCGATACGGCGTGGCGGTCAGCCCGATGATGCGGACGTTGGGGTTCACCACCTTCGCGTCGGCGATGAACTGGCGGTACATGCCGTCGTCCTCGGCGGGGACCATGTGCGCCTCATCGACGATGATGAGATCGACGGGCCCCAGGTCGCAGGCCTTCTTCCAGATGCTCTGGATGCCCGCGACCGTGACGGCGTAGCCGAGGTCCTTGCGCTTGAGGCCCGCCGAGTAGATGCCCATCGGCACGTCGGGCGCGATGACGCGGAGTTTGTCGGCCGCCTGCTCGAGGAGTTCCTTCACGTGCGCCAGCAGCACGACGCGGCCGCCCCAGTGGCCAACCGCATCGCGGCAGATCGTGGCGATCACGGGCGTCTTGCCACCGCCGGTGGGAATGACCACGCAGGGGTTGTCGTCGCGGGTCCGCAGGTGCTCGTACACCGCAGCGATCGATTCAGATTGGTAGGGTCGAAGGTTCATCGGGCCTGCCTTCCTTGCAAGCCGCCACCCTCTACAATCCCACGATGCGAGCTATCACCCCAATCCTGGCGCTCGCGGCAGCGTTGCTCTCCGCGTGCCAATCGCCCAACCGAGCAGAAACGGGAAGTGCCATGACTCAGGTTGAGGTGCTGGGCTTTGCTGATTGCCCGAACACGCCCGAGTTCCTGCGGCGCGTCCAATCCGCGTCTGGCCAACTGGATGGCGTGCAGGTCGTATACGTTGATCAGGAGTCGTTGCCGCAGAACGACATACGTCGTGGGTATCCCACGCCGACGGCGCTCGTGAACGGGCGTGACCTCTTCGGGCTCCCCGTTCCAACTGCGCCCATCATGGGCTGCCGGATGTACGCAGGCGGGCTCCCCGATGAGAACACGATCGCGGCGCGCCTTCGGAGTGAGGCCGGTCACTGAACTGCCTTGGGCGTGGGCGTCTTCCATTTCCTGCTGATCTCCGTGATCTCCACCAGCACTTTGCCGCCCGGCATCACCGGGCCACGTTCAACAACCAGCCGATCGATCTGCGAGTCGTCGCGGTACGCCCCGCCCTTGGCAAGGGCATCGAGCAGGGCCTTCTGCACGTTGTCCAGGTCGCGCCGGCGGTTGTCGGGCGGGCAGACGGTGACACGCACCTCCAGCCGACCGTTCATCCGCACCACACGCATCACCGCGAGGGCGGCGCACACGCTTGCGCGGTAGCGCCGCCCCTCGCGGCTCAGCACGGTCCTGGAGCCCATCCGTCGCCAGATGTGGTTCACACTGGGCGGGTACGGGAGCTCGAGGACGCGACCGGATGGACTCAGCGTTTCCAGGGCGGCGTGCTCCCCGGGCCGACGCCGACGGGAGCGCGAGCGCTCACCGGCGAACCGCCGCCGCCCTTCTTGGCGTAGCCCTTGATGACGTTGGTGAACTCGCCGTTGTCGTCGCGCTTCTTCAGCCCGACGTTGATCTCCAGCGGGACGTTGTGCAGCTCGACCGAGTCCTTGGGCTGCATCACGCCGATGGCGCGGCAGATGGCCGAGAGCTCGCCGCGAGCGATCTTGACGGTCATCTCGCTCTTGTTCTCGAGGTTGAGGCGGGCCCAGACCAGGCGGCCCTTGAACTCGCCGTCGATGATCTGGAAGGTCAGCTGCAGGTACTTGCCGCCGCCGGTCTTGGTCGGCTTGAGCTCCGACTCAGAGACAACGGCGAGGTACTTGCCCGCGGGGAGCGGATCGAGCGCGACGGACGGGTCAACTTGGTTTGCATCAAAGTTGTTCAGCGTGGCCATGAGTCAGTTCCTTTGCGATTGGTGATGGACGGATGAGGGATGGACAACGGCAACGGCGCTCAGGCCGCAGCGGTGTTGTCGGTGGTGGGGGCAGGTGTGGCGACGGCGGCGGAGGGGTCCTCGCCGCGAACGAGCGCCGCGAAGACGCGGTAATCCAGCGGGATCTCTTCAGGCAGACCCAAGCGGTTCTTGGCGACGTGCGCTGGCCGCTCGACGGTGCGGATGATCCGCTCGCCGGTGGAAACGCCGTTGTGCTTGGCCTTGTTGAAGCCTTCGTCGACCTTGATGGTGTGGACCTTGTACGTGGCGAAGAGCACCTCGTCGGCCCACTCCTGCACGAGCGCCGACGCGAGCTTGTGCAGGCGCGGCGAGTAGCGGTCGTACGGCACGGTCTCGGGGTTCTCGAACTTCTCGATCTTCGCGTGGGCGATCAGCACGACCGTCATGCCGCGATCGCTGCGGAGCGCATCGAGCGCCCCGAGCACGGCCCGCCATTTGTCGACTGCGAAGGCGAAGCCCTTCGCATACCCGATCTTCTCGATGTTCTCGACGCTCTCGTCGGCGCAGACTTCGCCCCAGATGAGGCGTTCGAGCCAATCAAGGCTGTCGATGACGACTGTGCGGTAGTCGTGGTCGCCCGAGTACAGGGACTCGAGCGCCGCCATCACCTCGCCGAGGCTGCGGGCCAGCGGGAACGACTCGCAGTCGATGTCGGCCAGGCCGTCTTCGGTGGGAACGAAGATGGGCTTCTCGGCCATCGCGCCAAAGGTGCTCTTGCCGATGCCGTGCGTGCCGTACAGCATCACGCGGCGGGGGCGGGCCTTGCGGCCCTTGCTGATCTGGTTCATGAGGGTGTGGGGGGTTGCGGTTGCGGTTGTGGGCATGGAATCTCCGTGATTGCAGAAAGTGGGATCGATGTCCTCAGGCCAGATGTCGCGGGTGAATGCGCCTTGGCCGAGGCGGACGAGCGGAAGTGGTGTGATCACGCGGCGGCCGCCGTGGGCTCGGCCGAGGACGCCTTCACGCGTCGGACGGTGAAGGCGTCCTCGCCGAACTCGCGGAGCATCAGCGAGGTGAACATTCGGACGACCGCTGCGCCCACCGGCGTTGTGCCGTCGACGCTCAGGCTTCGACCCGCCTGGTCCGCCGCGAAGCTCACGTCCATTCGAACGATGGCATTGCCGAAGAGCCCCTCGGCGGCGATCATCGCCAGGTGCAGCGTTGCTTCCGCGTCGGTGAGGGCAATGTCCTTGTCGAAGGTAAAGCGGTACACGCCGGTGGTCATGGTGAACTCCTCGCTGCAAACTGGGGTGCTGCTCCCCGGCTACATACGCCGTCCGCAGGGCCGCTGTCCGCTTTGGTCACATTGGCTTGAAGCCCGCGGCGGCAAACCGCACGCGGAGCTCGGCGATGCGCTTGCGCAGCTGGCGACGAGAAATGCCCAGGCCGCGAGCCGTCGACACTGCGGAGTCTTCCTGGAGCGCACGGCACAAGTCGGCGAGATCTGGGGGCAGCGCCGCCACGATTTCGCGGATCGAGTCATTGAGATGGAACTCATCGATGGGGGAGCGGACCTCACGCCCAAGGCGGCGAGCCGCATCGGCCTCCCCGACCGCTGCTGAGCCGGTGACCGGATCCGTGGTCTGGCTCTCCCGAAGCCTCTCGATAGAAGCCATGCCGTGGTCGCCGGAGCGCTTCTCACGCTGGCGAGCCCGAAGCAGGGTGATCGCGGCTGAGTCCAGAACGCGGGACACGAACGTGCGAAGCTGGGCCCGCTCGGGATCGAACTGGCCGAGCCGCTTGGCGAGGATGAGCGTCAGGTCACGCAGAACGTCGTCGCGTTCGACGCCCCGGAAGGCCGGGGACTTCATCAGGCTGCGGGCCTTGATCAGGATGAGTGTGCGGATGTATTGGTCGTTCAGTGATGCGCCGTTGGTCACGGGTGACCTCCGGGGCCGGAGCCATCACCCGTCCGTGCCAATCTCGCGTCGCAGCGCACGCCGCAGACATTCACGAGCTTGTAGCGACCGGCGGGTTATGGCCCTCGTGGCCCTCGGACCCACCGGCCGGTGTCGCGGTTCTGAACGCCCCGCGACGCACACCATCGATGTCGAACAACGCGCAGAGGCCTGTTTTCACGGCACCTGCACGATTTTCAGAATCTCCCGCCTTTGTCGCGTCGGTGCGACGCGACAGTCCGAACCACCGAGTTGCTGTTGGCTCCGTTGATCACGACGGCGGGGCCGCCGGCCCGGTCCACGGCGCGCTTGACCTTGTCCTTGGTGATCTTCGTCTTCAAGCGTGCCGAGAGCACCTTGGCTGCTTCGCGGTACGAAAGGCATGCCTGGTAAGCGCCGACCAGCACCTCGTCCTCCTGGTTGGATGCTGCAGCAGCCTGGGCATGCCGGCGCAGAAGGCGCTTCTTGCCGGCTGGGTCAAGCGGCAAGAGCTCCAACTGTGCCTGAAGCTCGTCGGCCTTCTGAACCAGGTCGTGCAGCAAGACGACATCCGCCTGCAGTCCTGTCGCATCGTGCGACATCACCCGCGACAGCGCGACGCACGCCGGTGGCCGACCGGGCCAGACGTGCGAGGGGGGTTCTTGGCCGCTGACCAGTACGATGGGCCGACCAGCCTGGCCCGCGTGAGCTGCAATGCGGGCGGCATCATCGGCACCGAGCCCCCGGGCCAGCAACACCTCACGGGAAGTCTGCTGCCATCGGGTTGTGCCGAGCCGCCACACACGGCCCGGCTCGATCGGAGTGGGGCGTCCCTGAAGACCAAGTGCCGCCGCGATGAGCGACGCGACAGCGTCACCGTCGATCGTCCATTGCCGCAGGGCTTCAGGATCAACCTCAACCGTGACCGATTCCGGGCACGCAATGAAAAATCGCGGCGGGTCGGCGTCGGGAACCTCGAGCACATCCTCGACATGCTCCGAAGCGCAGCACGAACACGCCGTGCGCGAGGCGGACGTTGTGGCGCAGAGCACCCCACGCTCCTGGAGCCACTGGGCCTGCCCGTCCGGCCATGATGCCACCTCGCTGGCGGAGAAGAGCGGCTCGGTGCTGTCGAAGCACGCCCAAAGGCGGGAGAGGAGATCACCCATGGGTCACCTCCCACAGCCGCAGGCATCGCTCGCCGATGGCGCGCAGCTCGTCCGGCTTGCTCTTGAGGTCGCAGGAGTTGGGGCAGCTGACGCTAAACCTCAGCGGGCGCGGGCGTGCATCCGCTGAGAAGCGCAACTCGAACGACATCTGCTTCACCCGCAGCCGGTCTGGCGTCAGCCGCTGGGTGTTCAGGTATTCGGCGATCGCCTGATCGATCCGGTGAATGCCTCGCTCTGGGTTGAGCCCGAGCTCGATGTATTCGCCGGGCCGGTCGATCGGCTCCACCCGCACGCGGGTGATGGTGACTGCAACGATGCGATCCTTGGGATCGGTGGGCAGCTTCCGGCCCGGCTTGAGCAGGTGATCAAGCGCGTATGCGGGGCGCTTCGGGTCCGCGGGCCCGATGTCGACGCCAAGCACGGCTTTGCAGAACTTCTGCTGGAGGGGCTCGTACACCTTCTTCCCGCCCTTGGCGTACACATCGAGCGTCCCATCGCTGGGGTTGAACACGAAGACGTTGTCGAACACGCGCCGCTCTTTGCTCCGCACGAGATGCCCGGTGTCGTCGAAGACCACCGGGTCATCGGGGTAGTCATCGAGATAGGCAAAGAAGTACTCGCTGCCGCCGATCCTCGTGTAGTGCTCGATCTCGCAGATCTTGCCGCGCAGCTGGCGATCCCAGTAGAACTCAGCCAGCGCCGCCTTCAGCGCCGCCCTGTGGGAATCATCCACCGCGATCGCCTCTTTCGGTAGGCTGTTCCGCGTGATCCAGTAGCGGCCCGTGGAGAGGGCCTCCGCCCGTGCGAAATAGGCGGCGACGACGAATGCCATCTTGATGTTGAGGTACGTCCACATCGCGCGGTCGGCTTGGCCGACAATCGCGTCGAACTCGGCGAGGCGATCGGGCGCAATGCGCTGGATCTCCTCAACCAGCACCTTCACGCCGCGCTCGTCCGCCAGTTCGTTGATGTCCTGGAGCACGAGCTGGACGAGCCGGCGCTTGTCGTCGGGCATCTTCTGCCACGCGGCGAAGATGGGCTCGACCTGGGTCTCGCCCAGGTCATCCCAAGGGATGCCTTCGACCACGCCGGCGCGCTCGAAGCACACGCGGGTGAGCGAGTTGGAGATCTTGCGGAGGATGCGACGCGGATCGAAGTCTTTGGCCATTTCAGGGCCTCCAATTGTCCATGTCCCGTGAACAGTAAACGCACTGCGCACAAGAACACTGGGGGTTCAACCAAACAGGGATCGATCACGAGTGAGGAGCCCAAGCGCCTCCAGGCGGTAGCTCATGGCCTCCGCAGACACATGGAACTGCTCAGCGAATGGCTTCGAGAAGCGTTGCATCGCAGCGTCCTGCTGTGCCTTCACACCTCCGGAGGACGTTGGCGCGTCAAGGTCAAGCACACACACCACGTCATCGGCGCGACGCCACTTGATCCACGCACGGCGAACGAGGTCACGCGGCATGAGCAGGTACGCCGCGAACATGTTCGCCTGCACCTCTTCACGCGCTTGATCGGTCGAGCGGCACACGAACGCGGGCGCATCCGCTGCGGATGTCAGAGACATCTGTGTCTCGTCGCGGAGAAAGACCTTCCGGTGAAGCTGCCAGTGGCCGATCTCATGGGCGAGCGTGAACCGGTAGCGTCCCAGCATGCGCGGATGCTCGACGGGATCAAGGCTCCGGTCGACTCGGATAAGCTGCTCCTTGAACCAGATCGCTCCCAGCACATCGCCGTGACCGAATCGCTTCTGCAGGTCATCTATTTCATACCGCAGGTTGAGCTGCAGCTCGATCATTTCATCGACGGGAACCGGGGGTTCGGAGACCTCGCCGTGGGCCTTCTGCCACAGCGCAAAGAGCGTCTCGGCTTCGGCCTCGATGTTCTCATCGCGCAACCACGGCACACGTTCGGTCTTGGCAGGCGGTCGCCCCATCATTGCTCCTCTTTCTGCATCTTCTTGGCCTGCGCCGACAGTGCCTTCAACTGGTCTGCCGTCAAACCCTTTGCCGCCCGCAACAACTGAGGCATCTCTTCCGGCTCGCTCTGGATGATTCCGCGAAGATCCTCCGGCATCCGGCCGGCCAATGACATCAGCTCATCTGGGTTCTCTCCGAGGACCTCCGCCATCCGACGCACCCGCTCGGCGGTCGGAGGGCTCTCCACCTTTCCCTGCTCGACGAGCGAGAGATAGGTTGGGCTCACGTCGATGAGCTCCGCGAACTTCCGCAGGCTGTGACCCTTCGCGAGCCGCTTCTCGCGGATGAGCTCGCCAAAGGCTGGTTGTTTCTTGCTCATGTCTGGCGTCCGTTCACAAATCACTCCTCAGGCCGCGATCGGCCACTCCGCGTACAACGCCTCCGCCTGTGCCATCAGCACGGGCATCAGCCGATCAAAGTCCTCAGCCTTCACGCCCTGTTTCGTCAGAACACGTCGCACCGCGGCTCTCACAGCGGCCTTCACATCCTCACGGTGCGGCTCGGTCCAATCCACCTTCAGGTTTCGCTTGATGCTCTGCACAACGTCGTGGATCAGGCCCTTCAAGAAGTCCACGCCGTAGACGTTCTCGTAGTTGATGGCGACGGCGTCATAGAAGGCAAGCTCATCCTCCGCCAAGCCCAACTGCCCGGCCCGCTGATCCGATGCCTCCATGTCCTTCTTGATCTCGATCATGGCGCGGATCACGGCCGCCGCGTCGATAAGCCGGTTGTGGTACTTCTGGAGCGTCGCTTCGAGTAGTTCACGGAACGTCTTCGCCTTGGCCAAGTTCTTCTTGGCCCGCATGTGGATCTCGTCGGCGAGCAGTTTCTCGAGCAACTTGAGCCGAAGGTCCGGCAGCGGCCGATCCTTAAACGTCTGAAGGAAGTTGTCGTCGAGGATCGAGATGTCGGCCCGCGTGATCCCCGCGGCCTTGAAGATGTCAACGACGCCCTCGCTCTCGACGGTGTCATCCACCAGGTCCCGCACCGCCTTCTCGATGTCTCTGGTAGGTCCACGCCCGCGGATCGTCTTGAGGAGTTGCTTGCGCACCCGCTGACAGAAGATCACCTCGTCGGCGCTGGCGCGGCAGTCATCCAGGTGTTTAACGAGCAGGAATGCGCTCGTCAGCCGCAGCTCGGCGTCCAAGAAGTGGTCCCGCAGGTCATCGTCGCTGGTCAGATGCCCATAAACCGCCGCGTAGCGGTCCTCCAGCGCGATCGGCGAGAGCCGCCGCCAGTCGCCGTAATTCACGCCTTCGGGGAGGAACGACCGCACCTCGGCCAGCGCCGCCGCGAATAGCGGCCGGGCGTCTTCATCCAGCCCGCCCGCGGGCTTCCCGTGATCCTCTCCACCCGCTGAGTACTTCGCGGTGGCTGCCCGCAGCTCATCGCCAATGCCGATGTAGTCCACGATCAGTCCGTGCGGCTTGTCGCTGAACACGCGGTTCACACGCGAGATCGCCTGGATCATCGTGTGGCCCTTCATGGGCTTGTCCACATACAGCGTGTGCAGGCAAGGGATGTCCGTGCCCGTGAGCCACATATCGCAGACGATCACCATCGACAGCGGATCGTCGGCGTCGATCATCCGTTTCTTGATCGCCTCGCGCTGCTGCTTGGTCGTCAGGTGTCCGGCCTTGCTCCACGCCTCGGGGTCCTTGCCCAGGTCGCCGGTCATCACCACCTTGATCTCGGGGCACCCCGGCAGCGCCTTCAGCGCATCGTACAGTCTCACGCAGTTCTCGCGGATCATGCAGACGACCATCGCCTTGCCCTTGAGCGTCGCCGTCCGGTCCTTGAAGTGTGCGAGCAGGTCGGCCGCGAGTAGTTCTATCCGCTCCTTCGCGCCCGCCGCCTTGGCCAGCGCAGCCCATTGGCCCTTCTTTCTCTCCAACTCGTCGATCGCCCCCCCCTCCGCATCTTCGACAATCTCCGCCAGTGCCCCATCCACGTCCGTCTTGTTCAAATGAAGCTTGATCTGCCGTGGCTCGTAGAAGATCGGCACCGTCGCCTTGTCGTCCTGGCTCTGGCGGATGTCGTAGACGTGGACCAGGTCGCCGAAGACCTCCACCGTGTCAGCCCCGCTGAAGGCAACCGGCGTGCCGGTGAACCCCAGCCGCCGCGCGTTGGGCAGCGCCGCCCCGAGCCAGCGTGCAAAGCCCTTGGTGAACCCGTACTGGCTTCGGTGCGCCTCATCGGCGATCACGATCACATTGTCTCGCGTCGAGAGCACCGGATGCTCGGCCTCGCCCTCACGCAGCGCGAACTTCTCGATGGTGGTGAAGATCACCTCGCCGCCCTGCGTCTGGAGCAGCGAGCGCAGGTCCTCGACGCTCTTGGCGTGCTTGACGTCGCCCACCAGCGACCGCGCCGCGACGAACTGGTCGTGCAGTTGCTGGTCGAGGTCCGTCCGATCGACCTGAATCACGAAGGTCGGGTTGTTGAGCAACGGCTCCCGCCGCAGCATCCCCACCAGGAAGCACATCGACAAACTCTTCCCCGAGCCGGTGGTGTGCCAGATCACGCCCAATCTCTTGTCCGCGCTGCCCGCCGCGACCGACTCCAGGATCTTCCTCGCCCCGATCCGCACCGCGAAGAACTGGTGATACTTCCCGCCCTTCTTGATGATCTTCCCGCCCGACGCGCCCCCCGCGGCACCGCCGCCCGTGGCTCCCTCGAACACAATAAAGTCGCGGATGTACGCGAGGAGCCGGTCCTTGGGCAGCAGTCCCTCGACCAACGTCTTCATGCTCCCAGTAGTGCCGCGCTCGACGCTCGTGCCATCAATGCTCTTCCACGGCGCGTACCACTCCTCGTTCGCGGTCCACATGCCGTGCAGCGTGGTCACGCCGTCGCTGGCGATGCACAGCGCGTTGTGGTCGAAGAGTTGCGGGATCTCGTGGCGGTAGTGGCCGATCTGGTTGATCGCGTCCGCCACGGTTGGCTGGTCGTCGTACGGATTCTTCAACTCGAACAGGACCAGCGGCAGCCCGTTGACGTACACGATGACATCCGGGCGACGGTCGTTGCCAGTTCCGGCTCCGCCGGATTCGCGCACCCCGTGCACGGGCAACTGGTTCACAACCAGGAACTCGTTGTTCTCCGGCTGCTCCCAGTCCACAGCGTAGACGTGCGCGATGCGCTTCCTCGCGGGTGTCGTCTTTGTCGCCGGTTCTTCGACCGCGATCTCCACGCCCCCGCGCAGCATGGCGTGCAGCGCGGCGTTGCGGCGGAGCGTGTCCACTCCCTCGGGCCGTGCGAACTTGGCGACGGCCAACTCGATGGCCGCCTCGGGCAGCCCGTCCGGTCGGGTTACTGTCCGTCCGTACCGTCGCGTCAAAAACGCGCGCAGGCGGTCCTTGAGCACCACCTCGGCCTCATCGCCGCCCCGCATCGCCAGCAGTTCCGACCCGTGGACATGGGTGTAGCCCAGGGCCTTGAGCCGCTCGATGGTGGTGTACTCGAACTCAGACTCGGAGCCGTGCCAGCCCATGCGTCAGGCCCTCCCTTTCGCGCCCGCGTGAACCGTCCCCGCGCCCGGGCGAGCGGCCCGCTCGGGTGGTGTGGATGTCCCGGTGGATCGGAGCCGCACCTCGCCCGACAGGAGGACGGGCAGGAGCGCATCGCGGGTCGCGGCGAGACGCCGTGACTCGATGCCGTTCGCCACCATCTGATCGAGCATCGGTCGCGCGATCTTGGCAAACGCATCCATGACCGCTCGGGGCGGGACCACGACCTTGAACTTGTCCATGTCGGCCTTGCCCAAGTGAATCACGGTCGTGCCGACTTCGGAACGCTCGACTTCCGCGAGCAACGGCTCGATCGCATACAACACGAAGGCCGCGTCTTCCGCACGCTTGGGCTTGAACTGGCACATCCGCTGGTTGAGCCAGCACTCTGGGCCGCGCCAGACGTGCGCCCGGAACTCGCCGTCCATCCCGACCACGATGTCGCCTGCGTGAATCCGGGTGCCCTTCGGGTGCTCCTCGTCGGTGAAGACCTCGGGGTCGTGGTTGTCCAGATCGCGGATGCGGATCAACGGCAATCCCCGCCCGTCCGTGTTGAACTTGCTGGAGGCGAAGGGCGCACCGTAGATCACGTCGGCGTGCTCGTACACCGTCCCCACCCTCCACCCCTCGGGGATGGGGCCGAGGGGGGAATCGGTGAGGCGTGTGGGCCAGGGGGCGTGTGGGGGGGCGGGGGCCGCGGGGGCCGAGCGGGGCGCGGGGGAGGCGGGGCCGCCGCGGCGGGCGGGGGGGACAGGCGGTGGTGAAGGTGGACGCGAACGTGGGCCTGGGGCGGGCCGCAGCACGGGGTCAAAGTCCACGAACCACGACCGGAACACCCCGCGCGCCAGGTCCTCCAGCGTCCGGTTCATCCGCCGATTGAGCTCGATCTTGTCATCCAGCCCCCCCAGCACCCGCGCGATGGCGCGCTGCTCGGCGGGGGGCGGCAGCGTGATATGCAGGCGTCGTTGGTCGGTGAGGCTGAGGTACGGGGCCATGTCCGTCGAGAGTTTCATCCCGTCCAACTGCTCGGTGAACTCGGCACCGTTCGACCACGCGCGCAAGAAGCCCGGCACGATCGCGGCGTGATCCTTCGAGCGCCAGTACGAGAGGTGCGGCGAGTACACGAAGGGCGGCAGATCGGGCGTGACGAACGCGGTGCGCCCCGTGCTGTTTCCCTTCGTCGTAATCACGACATCGCCGGGCTTGCTCATCTTGGACGCGACCACATCCGCGAGGTGCGCGTGGAATCGCTCAACTCCATCGAACGAGATGTGCGTGTCGGAGACGTGCCCGGCCCGCAGGAACATCGGCCCCGTGCCGCCGAGTTCGTTGTTCTTCGCGCGGTAGCCGTCGCCGATCTCGATGAGACCGGCGTCGATCAACGCCTGAAACGTCGTCTCCTTCATCGCGGAGCGAGAATCACCCACGCCGCACCCCCGATCCGCCCGCGTGCAGGTCCGCTGATGCCAGAGGGGCGTGCCGCCCCTCCGGCACCTCCCCGGCTGAGAAGAGACGACCACCCGCGCGGGCGCGTCTCCTGTCTTCGACCCCGGAGGGGTCAAGGGGTGTAGCCACGGGTGGAGTGAGCGAGTCTTCGAGCGAACGCAACCCGTGGAGAGCGTCGTTCATGTTCTCGCCTGCCCCGGAGGGGCAGAGGAAGGGCGCATCAACAGGCGAGCTGGCACAGCCCGCGAAACTCCGCCGCCCCGCCGGGGCGGAGGGCGCATGCCCCGCCCCTGTCCACGGGTTGCGCTCGGGCCTTCGGCCCTCCGCTCCACCCGTGGCTACAGCCCGTCGCACCGCTGGGGCGAAGACCGCGCGGGCCAGTGCGACAACCCCGCCGCCCCGGCGCGCTGCGCCGGGCCTCCGAGGGCCATCCAATCCCGTCCGTGCGCCGGCCACTCCCTCCCGGCGCGCCACCGCTGGGCTCCGGGGCGCGGCCCCGGGCCTCCGGCGCGCCGCCATTCCCCTCCGGGGCGCTTCCAATCCCTCCCGGCGCGCCGCCGCGGGGGGGCGGCGCGCTGCGCCGCTTCCCTCCGGCTCACTCGGAAGACGCTCCGGATGAGTCGGAGCGTTCTCCGACTCGCCCGGAGAACGCGACGGATGACCCGGACAACGCGACAGGCGACCCGGCGCGTGTTCCGGCCCGCCCGGCGAGGTCGCCAGCCCGCCCGGAGCGTTCTCCAACTGACCCGGCGGACGCGACAGGTCATCCGTCGCGTGCGACAACTGACCTGTCGCGTCCTGGCGCGCGGCCCCGCCGCAGCGGGCACGGTGCCCGGAGGGCAAAATCTGCGCGGCGGGAGCGTGGTTCAGGTGTGTGGGCGTCACTGCTTCCCGCCCTTCTTCTTGCCGGGTTTCTTCGCGGGGCGGTCGGGCGCGGGCTTGGCCTTCTTCGCCTCGCCCTCCAGCCGCTTGATGTTCTCGACGGCCTTGTCGAAGTCGCTGGTCGGCTCGGTCGCCTCGCGCAAACGCACCTGCGCCTCATACTTCTCGAACTCGCGCTCGGCGTGGCTCTGGCCCATCTCCTTGGAGACCTTGCCCGCGTGCGTCAGGATGTTCCGCTCGGTGAACTGAAGGAACGCGTCGAGCTTCTTGACCCAGTCGGCCATGTGCATGGTCCGCTTGTTCCGCGCCTGGTCCTCGGCGAAGTCGAGGTACATGGTCACGATGCGGTTGAGGGCGTCGAGTTCGTCCTTCTGGAGATAGTTTTTCGCCACGGCGACATCCGCCTTGCGGATCGCGCCGCCGGGGGCGTTCTTCCAGGTCGTCAGCCCCATGTTGGGCTTGCGGGCGTCGGCACGCTCCTTGATGATTTCCGCGGCGGTGTGCCCGTGGATCGCCCAGTGCAGCTTGTTCTGCACCGTGGCGTAGAACTCCTGCGTGAGCGCGGCGTTGGCGTCGTAGTCCACGCTCGTCGCGTAGATGTCGGTGATCTTCTGATAGAACCGCCGCTCGCTGGCCCGGATCGCCCGGATGCGTTCGAGCAGCTCGTCGAAGTAATCCGTCCCGAAGTGCTTCCCCTCTTTGAGCCGCTGGTCGTCGAGCGCGAAGCCCTTGACCAGATACTCCCGGAGCGTGGCGGTGGCCCACTGGCGGAACTGCGTGCCCCGCGTGGACCGGACCCGGTAGCCCACGGCGATGACCACGTCCAGCGAGTAGTGATCGACCAGCCGCTCGACCTCCCGCCCGCCCTCATTTTGAACTATTCGGAATTTCCGAATAGTTGCCTCTGGCGGTAACTCCCCCTCGGCAAAGACGTTGGAGACGTGCTCGTTGATGGTGGGGGCGGACTTCTGGAACAGGTCGGCCAGTTGCCGCTGGGTGAGCCAGAGGGTTTCCTGATCCAGCCGGACCTGGAATCGCGTGGTGCCGTCGGGGGATTGGTAGAGCACGAGGCCCGGCACGGGCTCCTGCGGGGCGGGGAGATTGTCAGCCATTTACCGTGCCCTCCCGTTTGTGACCGCCGCGACGGCGGAGCTTCCCATCGCCGCCGCCACCTCGGCCAGGCTCAGCCGGATCTGCTTCTCCAGCGCGGCCGACTGCGTGAACTGCTCATCCAAGGTCGCGCACAGGTGCGGGAAGCGGTCCTCGAACGGCTCGTCGGGGTCATCGCTCTCGGCCGCGCCGACGTAGCGGCCTGGCGTTAGCGCGTAGTTATGCTCGCGGATCTCATCGAGCGTCGCGGCCTTGCAGAAGCCCGCGACCTCCGCGGGCGTGCCCTTCCGCTTGAACTCGCGGTAGACGGATGCGATCTTCTCGACCTCTTCCGCAGACAACTGCTTCTGCTTCCGCGAGCCGGGGATGAGCACGCCGAGCTTGCGGCCGTCGATGAAGAGGATCTCGTTCTTCCGAGCGCGGAAGCCGCCGACACCGCCACGGTTCTTCGAGAGGAACCAGAGGCAGCACGGGATCTGCGTGTTGGCGAAGAGCTGGCCCGTGAGCTGCACGATGCAGTCCACGTACCCGTGCTCGACGAGGGCCTTGCGGACTTCGAGGCGGTGGATCTCGCTGTTGGAAAGTTCGCCCGTGGCCATGACGAACCCGGCGGTTCCTCCGGGATGGGCCGCCCGCGTGCTTCTTTCCGTTGGGGGGGTCGGGTCACGGAGGTGATGCAGGAAGTGCATCATCCACATGGTGTTGGCGTTGCGCGGCGAGAGAGGCATGGGCTGGCCCTGGCCGTTCGCGCCAGCACGCTTGGCGAAGTCCAACCGTGGGTCCTTGCTCGTGATGCGGTGAGCGCCCCAGCCGTCCTCGCCCTTCGCGCCGTCGTTGAAGGGGGGATTGGCGATGACGTAGTCGGCCTTCGTGTCGGCGTGCAGGTCGTTGAAGTACGAACTGCCCAATTGGATGTTGCCGTCGATGCCGTGGATGAAGAGGTTCATCCGGCACAGCCGGTACGTGAAGTCCTTGCTTTCCTGACCGATGAACGACAGGCGGCCGGAGTGCTTCGTAAACACGTCCGACTGCACGAACATGCCGCCAGCGCCACAGCAGGGGTCGTACACGACGCCGTCGGTGGGCTCCAGCATGGCGACGAGCGTGCGGACGATGGAGACGGGCGTGAAGTACTCGCCGCCGCGCTTGCCCTCGCTGTTGGCGAACTCGCCGATGAAGTACTCGTAGACGCGGCCGACCAGATCCTCGCCGCCGTGGTCCTGCTTGAAGATGTCCTTCGAGAACAGATTGATGAGCCCGGTGACGCCCTCGCGGTCAAGGTTCGAGCCGGCGTAGATGCGGGGCAGCAGGCCGCGGAGCTTGTCGGGGTAGGTCTTCTCCAGGAGTTCGAGTGCGTCGTCGAGGATGCTCTTGATCGTGTCCGCCTGGGCGTGCTGGAGGATGTACGACCAGCGCGACTTCTCGGGGACGATGAAAGCACCCGCAGCGCGGTACTCGTCCGCGTCGGCCAGGATGCGGGCGCGGGCCTTCGCGTCCTTGGTGAAGTAATCGCTCTTCGGGTCCGCGAGCAACCCCTCGAGTTCCTCGCGGCGGCGCTCATAGCGCAGCGAGAGGAACCGGAGAAAGATGATGGGCAAGACGTACCGCTTATAGTCGGCGGGCTCGATCGAGCCGCGCAGGTTCACGGCGGCCTGCCACAGCTCCTTCATGAGCTGTGCCGTCCCGTTCTGCGGGGCTTCGTCCTTCGGCTTCTTCGCGGTCCGCTTGGCCATTTTGTACTCCGTCCATGTTCAGTGAACGTGGACAGGGTATCATAACCAGCGGGTCAAAGCCAGCGGATCAGGGTAGATCCGACAGCCCGCGTCAAAATGGAGTAGACGCCATGTCGAAGTCCAAGGGATTCAAGATCGGTCGGGACAACGAGACGGGCCGCCTGAAGTCCGTCGATCAGGCTAAGGCCAACCCCCGAGGGTCGTCGGTCGAGGTCATGCCCAAGAAGGGGAACGGCGACACGGGGCGCTACGACAACAAGAAGAAGTAGTTGTCAGCGGCGCGGCAGCGATCCCCACCGCCGCCGTTGCTCCATCCAGTCCATCACGCAGGCCACGTCGCGCAGCATGTGCTCGTGGATGGGATCGCGCCCACTCATCACCAGCGGCAGGAACAGGATCTCCTCCTGAATATCCGGCGCGAGGTGGCAGAGATTCATCAGCTGCGTGATCCGAGGCTGGGTGACGTGCGTCAGCCGGGCGATCTCGGAGATGTTGGCGACCTTGCCGGCGCGGATCATCTCGTCGAAGTGGATGGCCAGCGCCATCAGGCGGGAGATCCGCGGCACGCGGCCGGGGTCCACGGCCACGCGCGCGGCGGGCTTCGTGTCGATCGTCTTGCGCCCGTGTGCGGCGCGGTTGAAGAAGACCTTCGCCTTGACGGTGATCATGCCTGGGCCTCCGGTCCTTCCACGGCCCCGCCCGCGAGCGCCTTCACGCCCGACGGGTAGAACGACACCTCGATGCTGCTGTCGAGGGCGTCGTAGACGACCTTGTTGATCAGCAACTGGAGCATCCGGACCTGTTCTCGGGGCGCGAGCGCGGTCCAGACGTTGTCGAAGTCGGCAAACGCCGCGTGGAGGTCTTCGGCTGAGAGCACTTCCGCTCGGTGGCGTTCTACGGCGGCCCCAATGTCGCTGGCCCGCCGCTCCGCCTCGCGGATCTGGTCGTTGAGGTCGGTGATGCGGCCCGCGGACGCGGAGGACGCTGGCTCGGTGGTTGCCAGGCGGCGGATCTCGGCGTGATTGCGCCCCAGACCACGGTTGACGATGCGCAGCTCGGCGTCCAACTGCTCGATGGCGGCGTCTGCTTGAGCCCGCGATACCGAGAGCGTCTCCTCCAGAACGCTCTGGTCCTGGCCGACGCACCGGATCTGTTCGACGACCGCCTTCTCGATCTCAAGGGCGGGCAGCGAACCACTCTGGCAACGAGCGCGGCCCTTCTTGATGGCGTTGCAGCAGACGTAGTACCGATACGCCTTGTTCCCGCGCCGGGTGAAGGTGTGCACCATCGCGCTGCCACAACCCTTGCAGTACAGCAGCTTGCGCAGGAGCGCCCCGAACTGGTTTCTCAGTTCGTTGCCGCGGGTCCGTGAGTTCTTTTGCATCAGCACGTGAGCACGCCGGAACATCTCCTCCTCGACGATGGCCTCGTGCTGCCCCTGGTACGTTTCGCCTTTGTGGACCACCTTGCCCATGTAGATCGGATTCGTCAGCGTGCAGTACACCGAGTGCCGGTCCCATTCCACGCCTCCGCGAACCACGCCCGCCTTCGTTCGCCACGATTTGGTCTTCCAGCCGCGTTTGCAGAGATCTTCACCGACCGACAGCAACGACCCGAGCTCGAGGTACCGCTCAAAGATGTGGCGAACCCGCGACGCCTCAGCCGGGTTGACGACGAGGCGTGGGCTTCCGTTCGAGCGGTCGACGTCGTACCCGAACGGCGGCGGACCGCCGCCCCATTTGCCCCGCTTCTTCGCCGCCGCGATCTTGTCCCGGATGCGCTCGCCGATGATCTCACGCTCGAACTGGGCGAACGACAGGAGGATGTTGAGCGTGAGCCGGCCCATCGAATGGGTCGTGTTGAAGTGCTGGGTAACCGAGACGAACGAAACCTTGTGGCGATCAAAGACCTCCATGAGGCGCGCGAAGTCCATCAGCGACCGGGACAGACGGTCCACCTTGTAGACCACCACGCAGTCGATTTTGCCCGCCTCGATGTCGGCCATCAGGCTCTTGAGGCCAGGCCGATCGACGTTGCCCCCCGAGAATCCGCCGTCGTCGTATCGATCGGGAAGCGCTGACCATCCCTCGTTCCGCTGGCTGGCGACGTACGCCTCCGCCGCCTCACGCTGGGCGTCGAGGGAGTTGAACTCCTGCTTGAGCCCCTCCTCGCTCGACTTTCGGGTGTAGATCGCGCAGCGACATTGCGGAGGCGGAGTGGCGGCGTGCTTTCCGTTCTGGGTGCCTCTGCTCATCGACGGCCCTCCAGGTTGAAGAACCGGAATCCGTTGACGTGCGATCCGGTGACCGCTTTGGCGATCGCCGACAGGGAGCGGTAGCGCTCACCCTCGAACTCGAACCCGTCCGCCAGCACCACGACCCGCACCGTCCGGCCCCGGTAGTCCCGGACGATCGCCGTTCCCGCGGGTGGTAGCCGTGGGTCCGCCGTGGCGGCGAGGGCGACCTTCTTGGCGTCCTTGGGGGCCTCCCCGAGCGTGGCCCACTTGGGCGGCGTACGCCGCACGTCGGTCGGGTTGGCGAGTTGGGCCGCTCGGACACGGGCTCGTTCGGACAAGCCACCTTCGGCGTTGGCCTGGATGCGCCACGCGATGCGGCGGACGAGGTAGATGCGGTGGCGGCTCTGAATCCGCTCGCCGAAGAGCTCGGCGTAGCGATCGTGCAATTCGCCGATCGTCATCTTTTCCAGCGCCGCGAGATCCTTCGAAACGGTTATCGTCATGGGCAAGTCTCCAGATGCCCGCACCGCTAACGCGCGGTACGGTCAGACACACTGAGGCCGGCTTCCTCGCCCAGTTCAAGTTCGATGTCCGCTTCTTCTTGATGCTGCGGTGTCGGGGCGTGTGTGGCAGCTTCAACCGTGCCAACAACAAGGCCCGTCGCCTTGGCACGCCGGTGCCATCGCATCGCGCCGGTCGCGAGGATGGCGATTACCTCGCGGCGGCGCTGGTCGGCGGACAGATTGGCGTCATCGTCATTGGCAACCATCGGTGGTGCTCCCGGCTCGTCGTCGGACGATTGAGGTGGCGTGGGGGCGAGAAGGCAAGGCATGCCTTCTCCCCGGCTACATACGCCACGCGGAGGCGGGCTGTCCGCACTGGGCATGTGAACGCACAACTGGTTTCGATTCGTGTGGCAGCTTCGCCAGCACGCTCGCTGGAACGCCCACGCGAAGCGAGCCGATGCGTCGGCATCACACCAACCGAGTTTGCGTTCGAAATCGCCGTCGCCCCTGCCGAACTCGCCATGTGTTGCCGACCCACGAGCTGTCGGGTCACGGCTATAACGGCGTGCAGGGTGAGACGCAGAGACTCTGAGACTTTTGGGGTTTGGACGCGTCCCCGCAGGCCAGATGCCGCGCCCCGTGAGTCTCACGGCGCAAGTCAGTGAGACTTCCCGCGGTGGGGCATGTCGAGAGACTCGGCAAAACGCGGCCCGGAAACGCAAACGCCCCGGCCTTGCGGTCGGGGCGTTCACTTCTAACGGGTGGGTCGGCCAGTTTCTGGACGACCCGGGCAATAGCGGGGGCCTCATACGGGCTTTCGGAGATACGCAATTGGCGGTTTTGTCACCCCTTGACGAGGGCGGCCGTACCCTAAGTGCCTACCAGTCAAAGGGTTGGGAATTTCGGGACCGACAGACCCTGACACAGATTGCGCGGCATTTCAGCGGTTCGTCGCGAGTACCCGCCCAAGTGCGGGCGGTATCAGGGACCCAACCGCGTGATACCACATCGCGGTAACACTCGTGCGGCAAACCTGCCAAGGTCGCAGAGTCGCAAACTCTCCTGGAAATCTGTCTCGTGTCCAGCCATTCGGAAGGCCCGGGTTCCCGATTGGTGTCGCTTCCAGCCTCCAAGTACTCGCGGGTGATAGTAAATATACCTGACTCATTCCTGGCGCGGTCACAAACGCGCGGCAGACTTGTGGGATGAGCGGCGGATGGAGGTGGTGCGTCGGCTTCGGGCCGGTGAGTCCGCGGTGGTGGTCGCGACCGACCTCGGGGTGGCGCGCAACTGCGTGCAAATGTGGGGCAAGCTGGCGAGGCTGGGCGGCACCAAGGCGCCCAAGAGCGTGCCCAAGAGCGGGCGGCCGCTCAAGCTCGAACGCGAGCACTGGAAGACCGTCAGGCGGTTGATCATCAAGTCGCCCGCGGCCAGCGGCTTTGAGAGCGAGCTCTGGACGCTGCCGATGATCGCCGAGTACATCGAGCGCCAGTTCGGGGTGAAGTGCCACGAGGATCATCTCAACCGCTTCGTGCGCGGGCTGGGTCTCTCTCGGTGCAGAGGCCCATGGGGCGGGCCCGCGAGCGCGACGAGGTGGCGATCAAGCGGTTCCTGAAGGTCGAGTTCCCGGCCATCGAAAAAAAACGAGGCGACGCCGCGCCACGCTGATTGTCGTGGACGAGGCGACGACCTGCGGCTGGAAACAGGCGTCGCGCTGGCCGACATTGCCAGCGATCAAAAGCTCCTGCGATCATTCTTCAGGGCCATCCCGCTGGTCGTCCCAGGTGTCACCACGTGAGTCGCGGATTTGTGCCGCGCTCAGTAGCAAATATAGTCCTACACTAGGGGTTCATCTGTCCGCACTCTGGACAGCGTGCGGTTGGCAAACCGGCTAGACGATATCGGCACCAACGACATTTAGCACCGGTCCCTTTACGCAAACGTACCCAACCGCGGAACGCAAACAGGCCGACCACGCCCCACAGCATGCTCCAGATAATGAAATCGTATGTCATTGGGCCCCAATATATTCCAAGCGGCATTACGACTCCCAATCGATGGTAGTCGTATTCCGATACAACCAGCCCATCCTGCACATTCATCTCCCAACCGTCAGATGGCACAAAACCTCCCACACGCCTCGTTAGTCGGAAATACATGCACTCTAACGGCCATCCAAATTCATGCACTTCTTCATAAAATAGAGACCCGTCTCGATTTTGAATCGAAGATTTTTCATCCCCCGCGCCCTGTTTCAGCGTTGCTTGCATGGCAACTACCAGCATTAGGGTTATCGCCGCCAAACTCATAAGCAAGCCCACGCCCGCGCATGTTCGGACCACTGTGGCGCCGGAACCAATTCGATGTACTACATTCGCCATGGTTCTGTTCCCGGCAACTGATCTGATGGGCCGAACGGGGGACGGTACTTAAACGGTGGCGCAGTGCGGGCGGGTGCAAGATCCCCGGGAACGACCTTTCCTTTGCATGCAGTGGTCGGTACACAATCTTTGATTATTGCATCTAGCATCGCGTCATTCGGATTGCACCCCATCCCGCCAATCGATCTTCGAATCGATGATCGCATGCAACTATAATCTAAGAAACCGCCAAGCATGCCCGATTTGCAGCAACTGTTGAGACCATTTGCCTTGGTATTTCCAAAGTAATACGCTCTAGCCTCTGTACAAATTCGCGAACGACAAGTGGTCGGCCCTCCGCCATTGGGGTCCATATCACATCTGGTGATTCCTTGGCAAACATCTAGCGCATGAATAAGCTCGTGCTGAACGGCAATGCATGGGAGTTGCGGTGTTTGCTGAACACTCGGATCAGTGGAGGCGGGCCAGAGTTGTATGCCAGGATCCTTTTTTGGCAGAGGGCCTTTACACACAACAATCGCATGGTTGGTGCAATCGTAATATGCCGTAGCGCCCCCGGCGCACACCGGATCGCCAAGTGGCGCCGTCGATACAGTCGGCGTTCTGCATCCCTTTTGTTGCATGAGCTTAAGTATCGTAGGGATTAAATCGTAGTCCGCGCACGGGAATCCCATTGTGGGCGGCGCTATCATCGCCACTGGCGGGGCACCGTTGACAGCTCCAGCGATTGCGGCAACGCTTCCGCAGCTAGTGCATGAGCCGGAGGATCCCGCTTGTTCGGAAATAAGTCCGGATGGATCAACTGCATCAATTGGATCATCATCAACGTATGTATAAGCATTTGCATCAACGCCGGCTCCGGCAGGATCACGTCGCAGCCATGATGCGAACGATGCTCGATAGTATCTTCTTCTCGCCAGTTGCAACGAAGCAATTGCAACGTCGTGTTCGTAGCCCGCATACCCCTTGCGATTTGCAGATCCTGACGCCAGCCCGTCGTATCCGCCTGATGAGTGTCCGAACGCATCATTGATGAAATCAAAGATGTCCTGCGTGGCCAGCTGCCCGTCCATGTTGAAGTCCGAGTAGGGGTTGGCGGCGAACCAAGCGCTGATAAAGGTCGACGTGTCGGTACTGGTTCCCGTGGCGAAGTCCCCATCCCATTCGCTGGCGATCATGCCGATGGGCCTCCCGTAGGAGGTGTACCGGACGTGCTCGTAGGGCGAGCCGTCGGATTTGAGCATGCCCACAACGTCGCCGCGCCAGTTCTGGGCGTAGAACATCCAGCGAATGAGCTGGTAAACAGGATCTTCCTCGGGAGGTGCGACGTTCGTTCGAGCGTCATCGCGAGCAATGACGCTGTCAATGTACATCGAGCCGCCGCCGCCGGCAAACCCCGCATTGTGGTAGTAGAAGCGCTCTTGCAGCGTCGGATCCGCCTCAACCTCCGCCTTGTACACGGCGATCATGCGCCACCGGTGGTCGTACACGGGGAAGTACCAGGGGTTGCTCGTGCCGTAGCGCCAGGCTATGCGGTGGTTATCGGCGCTGTAGCGGTACTCGGCCACGAGAGCGCTGGTCGCCTTGCTCGTCACGCTTGTGAGGCGACCCATGGCGTCCCACGTGTAGGTGTAGCCGGTGGTCGAGCTCATGGTCGTGTCGTCGTCGACCAGATTGCCGACGATGTCGTAGCTTGGCGACAGCGCGGCGGGAAGGGTCGTGCCCGACCGCTGGGTGATCTGGTTGGAGGTGTTGCTCGTCCGGCACTCGAACATGTCCTTGGTGTTGAGCGCCCCGGTCGTGTAGTTCCCATCCCCGTTGAAGTCCGTCAGGATTCCCGGCACGGCGGGCGTGTCGCCGCAGGCGCCGATGAAGTTCCCGAGCCGATCCATCGAAAAACTCTCGACAAGGCCGGTGCCCGAGCCGGTCGTCTTGGCCCGCTGCGTGAGGCGGTTCATACCATCCACGGTGAAGTCCGCGGAGTACAGCGCCCACCGGTCGTCCTTGAGCCCGATAATGTTGGAGTCGAAGTCGTACCCGGGCGCAGGGGCGCTGGTGAGCATGCTGGTCTTGTTGAACGTGGCGTAGAACGTCGCCGGGGTGGTCGTCACGGTCACGCGGCGCAGCCACGAGTTGGTGACGCGATCGAAGGCGTCGATGTTGTTGTACTGCCGGTAGTTCGACGGGTTGACGTCGTCAAGCGACTGGGCAAGCGAGCGCTCGGTGATCCCCGTGGCGGTGCTGAAGTACTCGCGATTCTCGATCAGTTCAGCCTGGCCGTTGTACCAGTACCCTGCCAGCAGCGTGAACCCGCTGACGCCGTCGTCGGCGCGATCGACCGACACGGCGCTCACTCGCTCGGCGGCTTTGTCCCAGGAGCCCGAGTTCGAGTACGCGTAGTCCACGAGGGTGCCGTCGGGATACCCCAGCTCGCCCAGCGCGTAGTTGGTGCGGAGGTTGGACGACCCATCGGGCATGTGCAGATCATACGTGAGCGTCGTGGTCCAGACGTGGGAGTCCACAGTCTGGGTCCGCTGATCCAGATTCCCCGCGTTGTCGTAGTGGAACCCGACCGAGTCGAGGAGGGTGGAAGCGCTGGTATCGGAATACTGGGCGATCTGCGTCACTATGCCCCGGGCATCGCCGTAGGTCGTGTTGATCCGGCGGAGCGTCGAGTCGAAGGGACTCACCACGGTGGTCATGGTCCGGCTCGTCTCGCGCCCCCCGACGTCGAACGCCGTGTCGATGAAGTTTCCGGCCTGGTCCTTCATCTGCTTCTGCTGGCCCAGGGCGTTGTACCCGTACTTCACGACGCCACCGTCCGGATAGGTCACGCTCGTGAGCAGGTTCTCGACCGTTATGACCGAGCCGGGATCACCCGAGGCCGGGCTGGAGTTGTTCGCATAGCCATACACGGTCTTCTGGTCGAAGTCCGGCGACGCGGCCGAGTACGTCCCGTTGAGGTTCTTGTCGACCCACATCTCCGTGCGCAGGCCAGTTGCGCCGTAGGTGAAGTACGTGTCCATAGTGTCTTCTCCGGGGCTCCCGGCGACGGCATTGGTGCGGGTCTTGGTCATGCGCCCCGCATCGTCAAAGATGTACTCCGTCTTCAGGTCCTTGGGGTCGTGGACCCGAAGCGTGCGTCCGAACTTGTCGTGGTCACGCCAGCTCGTGAGCACGGCCGCGGTGGTGCTAGTGGCCGTCGCGCTCGCGGTCGGGGCGGTGGTGTTGTAGCTGAAGTCCATCAGCCCGGTCGTGTTGCGGTTGTCGCCGTAGGACGCGGTGAGCGTGGCCCGGTCCAGCTCATCGTAGTACATCGCCGTGATCCCGTGCAAACGGCCGTTGATGGCCGAGACGTCGAAGACCGGGCTCGTCCCGCTCGTGCCGTCGAGCGGACCGCGTGTGGTCGTGGTGCTCGTATAGTGCGTGGTCTCGTCGTCGTGATGGCGACTGACCATGGCCGTCACCAGCACGAGGTTCCGGTTCGGGTCGTACACTGTCCGTCCCTCTTCGAGCACAATGTCGCCCGTGGACGTGTTGCTGGAGAGCAGCGTGGTATTGGTCGTGGCGTCGAATAGGTCGTCGTACACCTCGTGGTCCGTGTCGCCCCCGCCCGTGCTGGTGTGCCACGCGCTGGTGTACGCGAGGCTCCAGTCATGGGTGCGGCGGCGCAGGCGGTCGTAGTTGTACCGGTGCGCATCGGAACTGCGGGACTGCAAGATTTCTCCCCCGGGTCCAAACACAATACGAGACTCCAAGAACCGGCTGCCGCTGGCGGTCTTGGCACCGGTGGACTGATCGATCTCCCACTGGACCTGGCGCCATCCCTTCCCTCGGGCATCGAAGAACGACTCGCTCAGTCCGAGTCGGTTGGTGGACGTGGTCGTCGGGTCCGTGAGCGCGGTGAGCCCGGAGTATGAGCTGTACGACCCCGCGGCCACAGCCCGCCGATTGTCGAACTTGGTGAGGGTGTGCGGCGATACCGGGCTCTTGACCACCACGGCGCGACCGCGGAAGTCGTTGAGATACTCGGTCGTTCGATCGTCCCCGGAGCTCGTGGTCGGATACAGCACGCGGGTCGTCACGTAGCTGTTTCCGCCCTGCATTATTGAGCCGATCGACGCGGAGTCATAGGCGGTCTTGTCGGTGACGAACATGTTCGAAGTGCCCGAGAGCGTGCTGGCAATCTCGCCTGTGTCGTCGGTGCCCACCGAGTGGTTCACCGGACGACCAAGACCATCGAGCCCTGTCCTGTTGATGGTGCCCGTCGGATCGACCGTTCGCACCAGTCGCCCCATGTTATCGTACCCGAACGTCGTTTGGAGGTAGGTGGGCGTTGAGAGGTCCGTGTACGATCGCCGCGACAACGCCCGGGTGCCGGTGTTGTCGTACAGGGTCTCGCTGCATTGGCTTAACGACAAGCCCGATCCGCTGACGGCCGCGATCGGAGCGGTGGCGCCGGTGTTGATCCATGTGTTGATGGCAGTGGTGGTCGTGAAGGGCGTCGAGGAACCGAAGCCGATCGTGCCCGAGAACTCACCGCGGCCCGCCTGGTTCACGACGCTGTAGGACGCAGGCCCGTAGTAGGTCGGCGTGCCACCACCCAGGTACTTCGGGATCGAGAGAACCGCCGCTCGACCGTCGGCGAGCTTGGTGTAGTACGTCAGTGTGGCGCGATCTCCACTGCCGCCGGAGAGTTCGGCGTAGAGATCGGTGCTGGACAAGCGGCCTTGCGGGTCGTACGTGAAGGTTGTCTTCTGGGTCAGTAGGCCCGAGGACGAGGAGGCCATATCCGCGATCCCGAACACGCCCAGCGGGTCGTCCGCGCTGTCGATGTCGCCGTCGCCGGAGTCGAGGTCGACCTTGCGCATCACGGGCAGGCCGCCGCTGTAGAGCGTGTACGTGTAGACGGCATCGGCCCGATCGTCGTAGGCAAGCTCGCGCGTGAACGCGCCCGTGCCATCGAGCCGGAAGTACGCCGACGAGAACACCACCGGGTCCGATCCGCCATCGCCCCGTCCATTGGTGTGAACGGAGACCCGTGGCAGGGTGGTCGTGATGCTCTGGGGAACGATGTACTCCACATCCGACGCCGTCGTGGACCAGAACGTGTAGTCCATCTGGGTGCGATGGGCGCCGGTAGGAAACGTGGGAATGGATGAGTCGGCCTCCGTGGTCTGGGCGTCGTCGTAGGCCCAGGAATACTGCACGAAGGGCCGGCGAATTGACACGTTCACGGTCCCGAGCGAGGCCGAGTATGTCCACGCGCGTGTCTGGGCAACATACTCGGTCGTGGACATGAGCGTCTGGATGGCCGAACCGTTGCCGTCGCTGATTTTGGTGTGGCGTGTGAATCCCGCGAGCGTGGGGTCTGTGTAGTACACGTAGTGCTGCACCAAGCCGGTGCTGAGCGTTGTCATCGTTCCGTTGGCGAGGCTGAATCCCGTGGAAGCATCCACGGCCCCCGGTGAGTACGCGGCGTTCACGTAACCCGTTCCAGAATGACCGAGGATCGTGTCGTCGGCGTCGCGCTCCAGAGAGGTCATCCAGTAATACGTACCTGCGATGTCCGTGGCCACGGTGATCGTGCCGGTAGAGAGTCCCTGCACATCCGTGTATTGATTGACACGCACACCATCGGGCTGAGTGACCTCCGCCCGGAATGACGGACTGCCGTAGTAGGCGGGGGAGCCACCCCACTCGGCAATCGCCGTCATCCACGAGTAGTCGAACTGGTAGCTGCCATTGAGCGATCCCCCGCCGCACCCGCACTCCCCGTTGTTGTACTTGACCTTGACGTACCGCTCGGGGTTGAAGGCTGCCGCCGACGGCTGGTGGTATTCCATGTACTCGGATGTATAGGTGGTGATCGTGCTGTCGTAGGCATAGGTCGGGTCGAGGATCGAGTGAGCCGTGGCGATCTCGTACCGCCGCACACCCTCGGGTCCGACGATGCTCTTGAGCGTGTGCCTGTATCCCTTCTTGTCGGTGGTCGTGGTCGAATCGTCGACGTAGTAGCGGTAGTGCGTCTTGTGCGTGATGCTGTCGCCCGACACGCTGGTCGGAATGCGCACGCTGACAAGCTTGAGATCCCCGTCCAGTCCGGTCACGGCGCCGGTAGAGGTATCCTTCGGGTCGTTCGTGCCGTCCCCGTAGTAGGCGTACTCGACTCGCGCAATCTCGACGGTGCTCTGGGTCACGATGACGGACATGAGGCGATACGCCCCGCCGATGGTGCTGCCCGAATAAGCGTAATCGTACTGCCGCCCATTAGTGTCAAACGCGAGCTTGATGTGGTTGGTCGTGCCGTCGTAACCCGCGGACTCCGCGGCCGAGGTGCTCGACAAGCTCCCGACGTACGCCACGTTCCCCGCGGGGTCTTCCATCTTCCAGAAGCGGTTGACGCCGACACCCGAGCCGTTCACCCCCTTGTCGATGAAGGTCATGGTGTTGCCGGCCTGGTCGTAGTAGATCCATGTGCCCGCAGAAAGATCGTGGTATACCACTCCGGCCGCGTTGCCGTGGGCCTTGAACACGCCGCTCTGGGGTTGGACCTCGACGAAAGAGAGCTGGGTCTCGCCGTCGAGCAGCAGGTCCACCCGTTCGATCTCGCCGGTGAGCTCGGCCACCGAGTGGTAGTACAGCTGCGGCTCGGACGTCTGCATCCAGTTCCAGCCCTGGTAGTTGTTGACGTCCCGATGTGTGCCGGTCTCATCGAGTTGCCGGGCACCGTAGCTCCGCGCGATCGTCCACGGAAACCCCGCCGACGGCAACGACAGGTCGACAACGGTCCGATCGATCGAGCCGTTGCTCAGGTCGACACCCGCCATCTTGGGAGGCATGCTGTGCGGACGTCCGAATGGGTTCTCGGAAACCGCGAGCTTCCACGACACGGGCGGTTGGGGACTCGGGTACGGCGGCGGCTCGATTCCCTTGTCCGGGCAATCTCCGCACGGCGGTGGCGTGGGCGGGGAAGGATCCTTGATGGCGCACTGGAACCGGTACGGGCACCGGCGCTGCTTAAGCACCTGATTTTTCTGGTCGCAGCTCAGGTCGGTCCGTCCGTCGAGGTAGTCCCGCAACTCAAGACAAAGCGGTGGTGCGGGAACTGGCGGCGGCAGGCAGTGGTCCTCGAAGTAATCGATCAGTCCTATGAGTTCTTCCGGCGTCAGTCGACGGTCGAGGCACTTCTCGAGTGCCTCGATGAAGTCTTTCCAGTTGCCGCTCGAACACGCGCCGATGACGTTGCTGTCGCTGGCAAGGCAGTTCATCAGCGGGGAGGTCACGGTGGACCCCTTCGATACCGATGCCGCGAACACGAGCAGCAGCGATCCAAGGATTGCACGCCAGCCGAGGCCGCGAGCGGTCGAGGAGATCATCGAGCCGATTGATGGGGTGAAAGACCGCATGGGCGTGCTCCTGGTGACGTGCGATGAACGCAACGCCAAGTGGGCAAGTCTCCATCGCGTTGCCGACCGAAACCAACGCTTGACACTTGCCGCAATCGTCAAACGTCGCGCCCGCGGGCCACGGTGGGGTATGTTGTGCCTGTCCGAGCGATGGTCGCTCCCGCCTCAAGGAGACTCGTATGGCTGCTCGTACCAAGCGTGGCTCGATCCTCACCGCGGGCATCGTGTTCATATGCGTCACGTTCCTGGGCACGATGGCGGTGTGGTCGTTCTCGGCCCGGCTGCCCAAGCGCTCACAGCCTCCGACGCCCCCGCCGGCCGGGGCCGCCGCGCTCGCCGCCCGGATCGGCCTCGTGCCGGAATCGCTCGCGGCCGCCGGCGTGAGCATCGAGCAGCTCCAGGCGTGCCTCGCGGCCACCAAGGAGGTATGGATGAACGAGGGGCGGGCGCTGATGGCGCAGGACGATGCCATCGCGCAAAGTGACCGGAACATCTCGGACATCCAGCGGGCGATCGCTGCCGGGCACCCACCCGCGGACGCGCAGAATACGTTGGCGACTCTGCAGAACGCCCGGCAGGCCTCGGCGTCGAGCCGACAGAACCTCCTGGAGAACGCCTTCCAGACCGCGACCGAGGGGCTCACAGCCGAGCAGGTGCTCACGCTGCAGACCATCCGCCGCAACAGCCCATGGAGCGTGCCCACGCAGTATCTCGTGAGCGACCGGACGCCGAGACAATGGGTCGCCCTCCAGCACGCCGGGACGCCCAGGGTTGATCCACGCAACCCGGTCGTGCCCCGCTCCGGAATGGCCTCGCCCGCCGACACCGATTCGGTCCTCCAGGCCGCCAACGCCGAACTCGCCACCGCGTCTGCCGCCGCACGAATCGCCGCCCACCGAGGTGAGCTCGAGGCCCTATGGACTCAGATGCTTCGGCAAGCCCCTTGAACACCGCGACGTACGGCTCGCTCAGATCACGTCCGAGGATTGCAGGCATGGATGGCCACCGAACGGATCGTGCGTGGAGAGGAACCTGCATCCGCTCGGCGGGGCTACTCGCGTGGTTCGCTTTGTCCCCCGTCCTCGCTCAGCCCGCGAATACAGCCCAGCTTCCGTCGCCGGGCGGCCACACAACCCTTCCCTCGTCGGTTGAACTAGCGCGATTGGTGGATCTCTCGGCCGAGCAACTCGGGCTTCGAGTTACCTACGACGAGGCCACGCTGAAGTCCAAGGTGACGCTCCGCCAAGACCGTCCCATCGCGGATGCCGAGCTCTGGCAACTCACCAATCGCCTCCTGGCCGATCAGGGTCTGACCACAATTCGATCTGGCGATGATTCCACCCTAGCGGTTGTCAAGGTTGTTAACGCGGCGCAGGCGGCCCGTGTCGAACGGGTGGAGGATGTGCGGGACGACAAGGGCGTTCAGGCGGGGTTTCGACGCGTGCTGATCCCGCTTCGCAGAGCCGCCAGCAAGGACATCCTCGCGGCGGTACAGCTCGTGCTCTCCAAGCCAGGGGGGGTGGCCTCCGACTCCGAACAGGCGGGGCTGGTCATGATCGCCGACCTAACGCCCTCGCTCAACGCGGCACTCGCGCTGGTCGAGCAACTCGACGGGACGGAGGGCGGAGCGGTCGTCAGACATGTTCCCGCCCGCAACATCGATCCGACGCGGTTGGCGACCCTGACCAAGCAGCTGGCCGATCGGCGGAAGGCGGTGGGTGGACGAGAACTGCGGGGCGACGTCGTTCCCTCGGGCAACGGCACCTCGGTAACGCTCATTGCCCCGCCCGCGCTGCTGGATCAATGGATGTCGATCATCGCTGATGCCGATCAGCGCGAACCCGTCGAGCGGCGGACCTATACCACGGGGGCGTTCGGGCTCAAGGAAGTCGCGAACCTCATCGAGCAGACGGTACGGACAACGGGCGCATCGCCCGCCGGGTTCCCGCAGAGTTCGCCGGGTTCACCCTCCGGCATCCCCGACGATCGTTGGAAGCTCGTGCTCGATGAGCTGACGGGCACACTCATCGTTACAGCCTTACCGGCCCAGCACGACCAGATCTCGGAGCTGCTCGCCGGACTCTCACGCGTTCCCGCCGAGGCACGTCGTCCCCTGAAGATGTTCAGCGTTCACAACCGTCCAGTGCGCGAGATCCAGCAGCTCGTGGAAGAGTTGCTTCGCGCCGGAATACTCGATGCCAACGGTGGGGACGCCCCCCCTGGTCCTGGCCAGGGCGACCCACCAAACCCCTCCAGTGCGTTGGGCTCGCAAACCACAACGCGCCCCTTTGCCCCCGGCGGATCCTTGCTGCCCGGATCCCCAAGTCCGGGAACGCCAACCGCAGCCGATGCCACGGCCCCGCAGGGTACAGCATTGGGAACGACTCGATCGCCGCCTTCGCTACCCGGCGCTCGCGCCCGACTGGGCCTGCCGGCGCTGACGCTCACATGCGACGAGGCGACCGGCACACTCATCGCCGTGGGCGATCCGCGGCTGCTCTCCCAACTCGAGCGACTGCTACCGACGCTTGACGTTCGCCAGTCCCAGGTCATGCTCGAGGCCTTCCTGGTGAGCCTCACAGATAGCCAAACGCTCAGCCTTGGCGTCGAGCTCGAGCGGGTGCAGGTCTCGGGGGACACGTTCATCCGACTGGCAAGCCTGTTCGGCCTTTCCACTGCAGCTGGGAGCGGGGCGGCGGCGACACGCGCGGTGGGCGACGCTACTGGCTTCACGGGCGTGGTGCTCAATCCCGGGGACTTTAGCGTGGTGGTCAAGGCCCTGGAGACGTTGAACAAAGGCAGAGCCCTCTCGAGCCCAAAGCTGCTCGTGTCCAACAACCAGCAGGCGACGTTCAACTCGGTCTTGCAGCAGCCCTTCGCCACGACCAACGCGTCAACGACAGTTGCAACGACCGCCTTCGGCGGCACACAGGACGCCGGCACAACCATCTCAGTCAAGCCACAGATCGCCCAAGGGGACCATCTAACCTTGACCTACAGCGTGGCACTGAGCTCGTTCACCGGGGTCGCCTCCAGCGCGAACCTTCCTCCTCCCCGGCAGCAGAACACCGTGCAGAGCGTGGCAACGATTCCCGACGGATACACGGTCGTCGTGGGAGGTCTTGAGAACACCAGCGAAGGCAACGATGCCAGCCAAGTCCCCGGCCTTGGCAGCATTCCGCTCATTGGCGAACTGTTCAAGAGCCGTGGCGTGTCGCATTCCCGGACTCGTTTTTACGTATTCGTTCGCGCGAGCATCCTGCGATCCACCAACTTCGAGGATCTGAAGCACCTCTCAGATGGGCAATCCACTAGTGCAGGGATCGACGACGGATGGCCAGCTGTTGAACCGAGGCTGATCGGAGGCCGCCCGTGAGCATTGCCGACGTGTTGACAAGGATCCCGGTCAACCATGACCCGACAATCGAGGATGCGGAACCCGGGTCAGGAGCCGATCCGTCCGGAGGCGCGCCCTCGCCCGAGTTTCTCCGACTCATTCCCCACGATTACGCCCGTCGCCACCTCATCCTGAGCAAGGGATGCCGCGCCGGACTCGAGTACCTTCTGGTTGCGGAACACAGCAAACCGGCGACCATATTCAACGTCGGGGTTCGCATCGGCCGCGGCATCGCCACCACCATCGCGCCGGCCGAGTCGGTGGCCTCGGCCGTGGACGCCGCGTACGCCCGCGCGGCGGAGGGACCGTCCGCCGCTCCGACCAATCCCAGCCGCCTTGAACTCCCCACGCAGATAATCGAGGCCTCGGCCAACGTGGAGGCCGACCTCGCCGCGGCCGTGCGGGACGTCGAGCAGGATCTGCTCAACCTTGATGGCAAGTCGCCCAGCATTCGCCTCGTGGACCTGATCCTCTTTGAGGCCCTGCATCGCGACGCGTCGGATGTTCACATCCAGCCCGTTCGCGATCGGACGCTGGTGCGGTACCGGCTCGATGGGGCATTGCACACCGTCCGTGAACTCCCCGGCTCCCTCGCAGCGGCGGTTGTCAGCCGCATCAAGATCATGGCCCGGCTGGATGTCGCCGAGCATCGTGCCCCGCAGGATGGCCGGGCGGCGGTGAGCATTGGAGGCTCGAGCGCGGGCTCCGATGGGCGGGCCCGCCGAATCGATCTGCGCGTCAGCACCCTCCCGTCCACCTACGGCGAGCGGGTCGTGCTCCGGCTGCTGGATCCGGTTCGCTCGGCGTATCTCCTGAACTTCTCCACGCTGGGCATGCCCTCGGCCCTCGAGGCGACGTACCTGACCCAGGTCAGCCGCACCACCGGCATCGTGCTCTCCACCGGCCCGACCGGCAGTGGCAAGACGACCACGCTCTACACCACGCTCTCGTGGCTGAGCGAGTCCAACAGCTCGGGCGGGGTGCAAGCGTCTTCCTCGAAGACGGCGGCCGGGCATGTCGCTCCCACCTCGCAGCGGGGCTGTGAGCTCAACATGATGACCATCGAGGACCCGGTCGAGTACGACCTTGCCGGCGGCGGAGCGATTGGGGGGATTGGGCACGGCGGCGCCTCGGGCAGGCAAGGACTCTCGATCAGCCAGACCCAGGTCGATCCCAAGAAGAACGTCACGTTCGCCACCGGCCTTCGGCACATCCTCCGCCAGGATCCGGACGTAATCATGGTCGGCGAGATCCGCGATGAGGAGACCGCCCGCATCGCCGTGCAGGCGTCGCTCACCGGCCACCTCGTTCTGTCCACACTCCACACCAACGACGCAGCCGCGGCGGTGGTCCGGCTGATCGATCTGAACGTCGAGCCGTTCCTGGTCGCCTCGTCCCTGGCCGCGGTGCTGGCCCAGCGGCTGGTGCGGAAGGTGCATCCCGAGTGCCGGGGCGAGGGGTGCACGGGGTGTTTGGGCGCGGGCTTCAAGGGCCGCACCGGTGTATTCGAGCTCCTGGTGCTGTCCCCCCCACTTCGCGACATGGTGATCCGGCGGGCCAACGCCATGGACATCAAGGCCAAGGCCGAGAGCCTGGGCATGGTCTCCCTCCGAAACGCCGGCGCGGCCCTGGTGCAGGCGGGTCTCACCACGGCCGCGGAGGTGGCGAGGGTCATCGAGTCACTCGAGGAGGTCGAGACATGACCCGAGGGCTCGATACCTCCCGAATGCTCTTAACGCCCCTTCGCCTCGGGTGCGCGAGTGCGATCGCCGTGTGCCTAGTTTGGGCGCTGTGGCCGCTGGGAACGAGGGCCGGGGTTACGCCGACAGCGGCGGGGAACTCCGCTGCATCGACGCCACTGGCACTCGCCCCACTGGACTTGGTCGCGTTCAAGGCGCCGCTCTGGGTCGTTCCCCCTCCGCCGCCCGCCCCACCCGCGCCGCCCCCCCCACCGCCGCCCCTGAAGCTCCAGCTCATCGCCATTGTGACGGAGCAGGCGGGCCCGGGCGGGGCCGAACGCCCAGCCGCGCTGCTCTACGACCCCGACCAGGACAAGCTCTTCACCGTCCACGAGGGGGACACCCTCCAGGGCCGCCGCATCGAGAAGGTGACCGACGCGCGGGTGCACATCCGCGATCAGTCTGGAGAGCGCATCCTCTCGCTGCGGACCGATCAGCCAGGAGGAAGCGGAGGTGCGACGCCATGAGCGACCCGCTCCACTCCCGCGAATCCCCATCCATCGCCGCTACTTGGCCGCCGCAGCGTTTCTACTGGGCCGAGATCGACGCCATGGGGTGGCGCGGCTCGGGTCCGCTCCCGCCCGGCCTGCTCCTGGCACTCGCCGAAGAACTCCCCCTCCCGATCGAGGACCTGCAGGCCGTGGGCATCCCCGTCGAAGGCGGCCGCGTGTTGATCTGCGCCTGCCCGCGCGCGGATCTCGCTGGTCTTGACCCGGCGATCCTCGAACTCAGGCCCGCATCTGTCCCCGACGGGCTGTCCTGCGCTGCTGATCTTGCCAGTCTTAACCTGCTCATTGGCGACTGCGAGCCGCCCGCAGCCAGGGCAACGCGCCGGTCGTGGCACGCGCATCTGGCCCTCACGCTCCTGGCGTGCTCGCTTCTGCTCACGGTTGGCTTGTTCCGCCGCGCCCAGGCAGCGACCGCCGATGCCCTCGCCTCCGCCAAGGCCGCCGACACGCTCCTCACGGATGCCGGCACCCCACAGAGGGAGGACACGCTCACCGAGAAGACCAAGCTCATGCGGGCCATCGCCGAGGCGACTCGGAAGGCCAAGCCCGCGCCCGACGCCGCGGCCGGGCTGCAGGAACTCTTGAGAGTCTGGCCCACGCAGCTGGCGGCCAAGCCGCAGAATCTGTCGGTGAACGCGGACGGCATCTCCATGAGCGTGACGGTCGACGGGGATCCGGCCCCGTTCCTTGCGTCGTTTGTGACCCCGGCCGGGTTCACGCTCGACGAGCCCCGCATTGCTACAGCCGGTCCGGTGACCCGCCTCTCGCTCCACCTGCGCCCCGCGGCCGGAGGTGCCAAGTGAACCTGCCTCCCCCGCGAATCCTCTGGTGGTGTAGCCTCGGTGTGAGTCTCGCCGCGTTGAGCTTCGGCGGCATCGCGTGGGGCCGGGCGCTCGCCCGCGAACATGCCCAGGTGCAGCGGCTCACCCGGATCACGGCCTCCGCAACAACGATCCGCGAGATCGAGGACAACCTGCCCACGTGGACCCGCCTTCCCAAGAGCGCTGCGCTTGCCCCCGAAGTCACGGCGACGCTTGCCGCCGCTGGCCTGCCGGCCTCGGCCATGGCCTCGCTCTCGGCCGAGCCCGACACGGGAAGCCTCGCCGGCCCCGGCGGCGGCCAGGTGCAGGTCCGCGCCCGCCGCGCCACGCTCGTGCTGGCCTCGATCACCCTTCCGCAACTCGGCGATGCTCTGGGTCGCTGGCGGGCCCGCCAGCCCGGGTGGACTATCGCAAGCATCGACCTGGCCCCCGAGGCCGGCGCCATCGCCGCCAAGGCCCAGACCGGTGGCGACCTTCCGCTTCGCGCGGTGGTCTCGCTGGAGACACTCTCCCTCGAGCGTCCCACGTCCACCAGCGCCGCGCCTGAAGCCGCGTCCACTCTCAAGGCCACTCCAAGGCCGACCACCGGCTCTGGTCCGGCGCCGGCCTCGGCCCGTCCCGCATCCGACTTGTCCCCGCCCACCCCGCCCACCACACCGCCCCCTACCAAGGGTCGTTCAAGAGGTGCCCGTTGATTCGTTCCCGAACGCTCCATCTCGCGTGGGTCATGCTTGCCGCGCTCACTTTGCTCGCGCCGCTGGGCGGGTGCCGCGCGGGTGCCGGGCCCTACGCCGCCCAGTCCGAGTCCCGCCGCGACCCGCTCGGGGCCCAGCGGCTAACCATGAACGCATCTGAGCTGCTCAAGCGATCGCCCACCAATCTCACCGAGGCCGAGCAGCTGCTACGCGACGCGCTCACCGCCGATCTCTACCACGGCCCGGCCCACAACGATCTCGGGGTGGTCTATCTCAAGATGGGGAAGTTGTATGAGGCAGCGTCGGAGTTTGAGTTTGCCCGAAAACTTCTCCCCGGTCATCCGGACCCGCGGATGAACCTGGCGCTCACGCTCGAGAGGGCAGGCCGAATCGATGAGGCCGCGCGGACGTATGCCTCGGCGCTGGAGGTGTACCCGGGGCATGTGCCGACCATGCAGGCGCTGGCGAGGTTGCAAGAGCGGCATGGGCGTTCGGACGACCACACGCAGGGGTACCTGCGGACCATCGCCCTCGAAGGTGATACGCCAGCATGGCGAGAGTGGGCCAAGGCCCGGTTGGCGAGCGCCCGCTGACCGCTCCCCCGGCCCTGACCCTCGGGCAAGGCCCTTGGCGATCGCTCCCTAATGCCACTGTATGGTGTGCCCAATCCAGACTCATACGCCCGCCCCGCAACCCCTGCATGGCGGCCGCGGCAAGAGCGTTCCACGAGACATGCATTGTCGTTGCTGAACAACTCCGATAGTTGCAATTCTATACAACTTGCTATTTGCGAGTCAACGCGGGCGATTTGACAGCTCATCAAACATGTGTTCTACTGCCCGCGTCGAGGGTTGGCGGCCCGCACGCAGTATTAGGACTCCCTATGCACACCGAGATTGGCGGCGCGGCGAGCCAAGACCTCGCCCAGTCGGCGGAACAGCTGCACCGTGCCATGCGGGTCTGCGACGGGCGTGTATGCTTGGAACTCCTGACCCACCTGGCGGTCGGCTCCCTCGACGTGACCTCGCTCGCGAAGGCAACCGGGCTAGAACTCTCACACCTGAGCCGCCTGCTCTGTCAGCTCAAGCGAGCCGGCCTCCTCAGCTGTCTGCGGGACAAGCGACGCCATGTCTACTCACTCCATTCTGGGGTCACAGTCTTGCCGGGAAGAGGGCGGGTGTGGTTACTGTTCGACTCTAAACACACGATGGGGTTCTCGGTGTGCGTGGCACAAGAGCTGTTGGGGCGCCTGGCCGCCGAGCGAGGAGTCCCCCTGCCTTTCGCCCTGCTTGAGCAATCGCCCCCGGATACCCGGGCCGTCCTCTCCCGGGCCCAGGCCGCCGGCCGCGTGCCCCGCACCCAGGAACTTACTCCTTCCTCCGGCCGTGACCTGACCGGCCAGCCCCGATAGGCGAAACCAGCCACTGTGGCTTCGACTATTCTCGCGGCTTTGTCGTTTTTCACGTCACACCCGCGCCTCCAGCTTCGCTTCCTAAAGGGAACCTGATCAGCCCAGCGGGCGGTACGTACATCCTGCGCGGGCGTCCTCGGCAGGTTCCGCCGGAGTATCTCGCATGCACCACCGGGATCGCGAACAGCAGGACGCTGCCGTGACGCTCGAGGCCGCGGCCCGGTGCTTGCATGCCTGCGGCTGTGAGATGCGCCTAAGGATTCTCATCCTCCTCGTCGATGGCCCCATGGTCGTGTCGAGGCTGGCTGCCTGCTGCGGCCGAGACCTGTCGAGCATCAGCCGGGAGCTCAAGCGACTGCGCGATGGGGGCCTGGTGGAATGCACGCGGGACAAGAACCGCCGGGTGCAGTCCCTCTCCAGTCGGGTCAGAGTTGAACGGACCCGCGAGACGCGAACGGTGCGCATCGGCGTGGGGCCGGGCGTGACGGTGTCCGTGTCGCTCTCCGACGCGCTCGTAGCGTCCATCACATCGCTCTCCGGCGCGAATCCGGAGGGGACAACGGCGTGTGAGGTGCGGGTCGTCGTCGACGCACCCAAGACCCACCGCCCCTGAGATCGGCCGGCCGGTGACGCGATGGCCGACGCTCGCACACTATTTCGTGGCCTTCGGTGCGGAACCCACCGGGAGCGGGTAAAGCTCCCGCTCGGCCGCCGCATACTCATGATTTTCGCCGCTGTCCCACCGCACCCGAATCACGACCACGCATCCCGGCCAATCGGGGTCGATGTCCCATCCCGTCACCGATCCTTGCTGCGCCACGTCGCCCATGAACGTCACTCGCATGCCCAAGCGCAGGTCATCTTCCCCGAGTTCCGGACACGGTGTCCGCGCGTATTCCGGGATGTCCGCTAGCACCCGCATCACCTCCTCGGCCATGACGCCCAGCGTCGTATGGCGACGATCAACCGGACGCAGACGCTCGAACGGCACCAGTGCATCGTGAGTGCGGGCAGCGGGGTCGTGCACCGCCCCGGCACTCCAGCCCTCCGAGGTCATCCGATCGCACCACAGACGGTGGGCCATCGAGGCCAACTCAAGCTCGATTGTGTGAGGAATTGGCATTGCCTGTCCTACCGTTTTGCGTCTGCTCGACGAAAAGTGCGGCATACTTCTGCATCGAGAAGCCATGCTGACCGTTCGCCGACCAGGACCACCAACCTCTCGAGCAGGCCGATCCTTGACCGGGACCGCCGAGACGGCAAGGGCCATGGGCGCAGGGTCGGTCATTTGACCAAACTTGGAAGTAGTGGACGAAAACGGAACTGCTGGTCGGTCGGCCAAACCATTCCCCGAACTTCCACGAAGCGCGGCAGCCATTAAGGCACCTGACTACGGGCGATGATCCCTAAGCCACATCGCGGTGGGTTATGTTTCAAATCTCCAAGACCCGCGACCGACACCAGACTTATCGGCCGTCTCCACGCACAGCTCGCCATCGCCCGGTGCATAGTCGTGGGTCTCGCCGCTGTCCCAGCGGACGGTGATCGCCTCAAGGCACCCCGGCCAGTTCGGGTCAAGTTGGAGATTGACGATCGTGCCTTTCTCGGCGACCTCGTCCCGGTACACCACGCGCGTTCCGACACGGACATCGCTCGCCGTCAACTCCCGTTCATGCCCGCGGCCGTACTGCGGGAGCGTGGTCAGGGATTCCAAGAGATCTCCGGTCATCACCTCGGAGACCACGCTGTGCTGGTCCGCTGGTAACAGCTCCTCGAATGGCACGATCGCATCGTGGGTATGGGCCGCAGGGTCGAACTCCCGGCCGTGCGTCCACCCCGACGCCCGCATGCGATCACACCAAAGGCGGTGGGCAAGGGCGGCAAGCTGGAGCTCTACAGGATGCGGACGTGACATGCGGTTCGCTCCTGGCAGACCCTGCCTATCCCCTCATTGGTGCGCCACGGACGATGATTGGGACTCTGCCTTCCAATGTCGAAGGGGCCAAGCACACCCCCTCCCCCCCCGCCGCGAGTACGCTCTGGCCGTGCAGGCCGAGGACCCACAACCTGGGTGGCAGGTACGCAGCTATCACGGCGCACTCGGCACCGTCGTGCAGGTGCTTCGAACCGGAAAGCACGTGCTCGTGCGCTTTCCCGGCCAGGAGTATCTGGTGGGCTACATGCGCCGGTGGCTGGCCCAGGAAAGCGCCGAAGTCTGGGTGCGGGTCGATCGCCCAAACACCCTGCCCGGCGGGACCCCCAACGTCGAGGACTTCATCGAGTTCATTCAGGAGTAAATCCCTCCGGGATCTCCACACGCCCAAGGGACCAGACCGCCTCCCGGGATCTTCTCCCAGGCTGTTGAGCATGCTGCGCTCCCGGGCCCACGCCGCGGCGCCGGCGAGCACGCCATGCCGTCTCGCCCCCGTTCCCAAACGCGCCCTGAGTGGACGATGCGCCCAGCGCTGAACGCGGCATGCCAGCAGGCCCTTGGAGGGCGTCGTGCGAGCCCAGTGGACTTGATGCACCCAGGCCTCGGGCGCGAGACGGCACGGTTGGCGTGGGCAATACCGCCCACAGGAACCCACCCATGCCTCGCACGCGTCACTCCCCCGTCAAAGCCACCCGCCGCGTCTCCACCCCGACACCCCACCTCACCCCCCCGACGCCCCCACGCCCCGCACGCCCACCCGCACCCGCCCCCTCAACCCCCGCTCTCGACATCCGCACGGTGCCGGTCGGCAAGCTCAACCCAGCGGCGTACAACCCGCGCCTGGATCTCCAGCCCGGCGATCCGGAGTACGAGCGGCTGGCCCGGTCGGTGCATGAGTTCGGCCTGGTTGAACCCCTGGTCTGGAACGTGCGCACCGGCAACCTCGTGGGTGGCCATCAGCGCCTGAAGGTCCTTGTCGCCCGGGGTGACACGGCCGCGCAGGTGAGTGTGGTGGACCTGCCCCTGGAGCGCGAGAAGGCGCTCAACCTCGCCCTCAACAAGATCACCGGGGGATGGGACCAGGGCAAGCTGGCGACGCTGCTGGAGGACCTCACCAAGACGCCGGACTTTGACGTCGGCATCACCGGCTTTGACCCGCCTGAGATCGACTCGATCATCGCGGCGGCACTGGGCGGTGATGACCGGCCCGAGAGCTTCGACCTGCAGGCCGAACTCGACCGTGCCGCGGCGCTCGGCCCGCCCGTGACCAAGCCTGGTGACCTGATCCTGCTGGGGCGCGACGAGCGCACCCAGCATCGCCTGCTCTGCGGGGACTCGACCGACCCGGTGCAGGTGCGCCGCCTCATGGCCGTCAACGTGATCCCGCTCGTGCGCGCCGGGCGCGACGCGCGCGCCGCCGGTCGCGCGACGCGCTGCGCGACGCGCATGTCCATGGACGCGCAACTGGGCGTGATGCTGAAGCCTGGCACGCGCGCGTCAAGCCAGCACGCCGCGAGCACAACTGAAGCCCCTGAAGCCCATGACGCGCCCACTGAAGCCCCGACTGAAGCCCGTGAAGCCTCGACTGAAGCCAGCCGCGCGCGTCGGTCGGTGCGTCGTGAAGGCTCGCGCGATGCCCGCGCAACCGACAGGCACGATTCCGAGGCTCGCGGCACTGTTGCGGCCGCGCGCGGCGCCGGCACGGCGGGCATGCCCGCGGGCCATGACGGGGGCCATGCCGGGAGCCCGTGCCTGCGTGCGGCGCTCTTTGCTACCGACCCGCCGTACCTGGTCGGCTATGACGGCACCAACCACCCGGGCACGGCCGCGTCCAAGGCCCGCAAGAGCCTCAACAAGGACTGGTCCGGCACGTACTGCGCCGGCGCCGACGGCACGTCCTGGGACGACCCGGACGCCAACCCCGAGCTCTACAACCAGTTCGTGGGCGTGGCGATCGCCGAGGCCATCAAGCCCGACGCCGCGTTCTACTGCTGGCACGCCTCCAAGCGGCAGGCGCTCGTCGAGGCGGCTTGGGCCAAGCACGGCGTGCTTCTGCACCAGCAGATCATCTGGGCCAAGACCCGGCCCGTGCTCAACCGGTCCTGGTACACCTGGCAGCATGAGCCGTGCCTGTTCGGATGGCTCCAGGGCCACAAGCCTCCCCGGGTCGAGCGTGCCGTGCTCTCGACCGTCTGGACCATCGAGGGCCTGAGCCGTGACGAGCGCCCAGACCACCCCACGCCCAAGCCGCTAGAGCTCTTCGAGATCCCCATGCGGCAGCACACCCAGCCCGGCGAGATCTGCTACGAGCCGTTCGCGGGTTCGGGCACCCAGATCATCGCGGCCCAGCGGACGGGGAGGCGTTGCTTTGGCATCGAGCTCAGCCCGGTGTACTGCGATGTGATCGTGCGGCGGTTTATGGCCTATGCCGGTGAGCAGGCCGTGGAACCGGCTCTGGCCGCCAAGTACCGGGTGCGTGACGGTGCTCGCACCGGCCAGAACGCCGGTCGTCGTGGCCGCGGCGCGATCGGGGGTGGCGCATGAGCACCACCCCACACAAGGCCAATGGCAACGGCGCCGCCCGGGGTGTTCGAGGATCAGAATCCTCTCCTCGCCGGGCGGAGGATCCGGTGACGGATTCGGGCCGTGATGGTGCGCCTTTGGAGGCCGATGTGCATGGCGGTCTTGACCCATCCGGCACGGTTGCGGTCATGCCCACCTCCAACAAAGTTCCGACGCCCTCACCCACTGCAGCCACCGTTCGCCCGAAGCGCGCTCGGACGTCCAGATCCGCGCCGGCGCCCACGCCTGAGTCTGGGCCTGCGCCTGGTGCGGAATCCAGCCCGGCGTCTGGATCGGAGTCCAGACCAAGAGCAGCGCCCGCCACAGCCGCGGCGACCGGGACGGCACTAGGCCAGTGTTGTCCGGATGACCGAGATGGCCTCCCGGCCGGGTCCGTGACCGGCCGCTACCGGTCGGTGCTGTCCCTGCTGCAAGACCTCAAGCAGGGGGCCATCGGCATCGACGCCATCACGATCGAGGACCGACGCTCCTGCGTAGCCCACCTTGTGGCCCAGGGCATGACGGCCCCCGAGATCGCCGAGATCCTCCGCATGACCGAGCGGACGGTGTACCGGGATCTTCGCGCCCTGCGCGACGCCAACGCCCTGCACCCGGACCCTGCCTTTACCCGGGAGCTCGCCGGGTGGGTGTACCGCCGTGCCGAGGCCAGCTCGGCCAGGCTGCTGCGCTTGTCGCGGGACCCCAAGAGCCCTCCCAACGTGCAGGTCGACGCGGAGGCGAAGTCCTTCGATGTCGTCCTCGGGGCCGCCCAAACACTCCAGAAGCTGGGCGTGCTTCCACTGGCCGTGGCAGGCGGCGTGGAGGGAGCCGCTGGCCCGGCGCCATCGGACGTCCTGGCGGAGATCGACAGGCTCCTCACCTGCATGGGAGGCGCCGGCACGGGCGCTGCCGCCAGCCCCGCCGTGGCCCAGCTTCGCCTCCTCCGCGCCACCATCGCGACTGTCCAGGTCGCCGTGCAGGTTGATGTCATCAAGGCGAGTTTGGCCGGAGGCCGGGACGCACATGCCGCCGGGCCACCTGTGCCCCCCGGGCCCCCCGGGCCATCCGGGCCCCCGGGGTGATCCGGCACGGTTCATCCACGTCCCATCGCCGCCCCCCGCGCCCTCCCCAAGCCGCCGCCACCACGACTCATCACCGGAGATGCCAATGGCCGACTTCGCCCTTTCCTCTGCCCCTCTGCCGTCCGTCACCGATGCTCCTGCACGCGCGGGGTGCGACCCTGGCGACGGGGTGATTCAGCCCTCGCCCTGGTCGATTCCCAGCGCTCTGGCCACCCTGTCGGCGACGCTCTCGGGCATGCGCCGCGAGTGCGGGGCCAAGAGCCTTCGCGACTTCCTCCGCATCTACCTCGGCAAGCACTGCGTCCTCGAGTTCTCTCGCATGCACCTCGAGGTCATCGACCTCCTCGAACAGGCCGACCGGGTCCGCTCGGCCCGTATCGCCATCGCCGCGCCCCGCGGCCACGCCAAGAGCACCGTGGTCACCCTGGGCTACACCCTCTGGTGCATGCTCTACGCCAAGGTGCCCTACGTCATGATCCTCAGCGAGACCTCTCAGCAGGCCATGCAGCGCCTGAGCGAGATTCGCAGCGAACTCGAGTCCAACCCCCTCCTCCGGGAGGACTTCCCCGCCGCCTGCATCATTCCGCCGGCGCCGCAGCGGCAGGCTAAGTGGCGCAAGGACGATCTCATCACCGGATCGGGCATGCGGATCTCCGCCATCGGCATGGACTGCAAGCCCCGCGGCCGCAAGCACCGGGAGAACCGCCCCGGCCTGATCATCCTCGATGACGTCGAGAGCGATGCGCTGGTCCGTAGCGCCGAGCAGCGCGACCAGCTCCGCGACCTCTTCGAGAAGGCCGTGCTCAAGGCGGGCACGCCCGAGGTCAACATCGTGGTCGTCGGGACCATCCTGCATCACGACTCGCTCCTGGCCAACCTCGTCAACGACAAGCTCTGCCCCGGCTGGACCGGGCGGGTGTACCGGGCCATCGAGGAGTACGCCACTCGCCAGGACCTCTGGGAAGTCTGGCAGGACATCTACACCGGCCAGCGCACGTTCCCCCCGACCCCCCCCACCCCCATCACCCCCGCCCCCACCATCACCCCCGCCACCCGACCGGGCGCGGCCCGACAGCGCGCCTCCGGCGCCCAGCCCGCCCGGGAGTACTTCCTGGCCAACCAGGACGCCATGCTCCAGGGGGCCCACGTCCTCTGGCCCGAGCGCGAGAGCTACTACGACCTGGTGCACATGCGGCTCCGCGACGGCCGGGCGTCCTTCGACGCCGAGAAGCAGAACTCTCCCACCGGTCAGCACGATGCCATCTTCTTGGACTCTGACCTGATCTTCTGGGACGACCAGTTCGCCTCCGAGGCCGACCTCCTGGCCGCCCTGCCACCCGAGAGCCTGTGCTACATGGCCTGCGACCCCAGCCTGGGCAAGGAGGGCGTCCGCGATGGGGACGACACGGCGATCGTCGGCGTCATCAAGGACCCGGGCACCGGGATCATGTACGTCATCGACGCCGACATCCGCCGGCGCAAGCCCACCGACATCATCCAGGCCGTCACCCAGCATCACCTTCACCGCAAACCCGTGCGGATGTGCGTGGAGACCAACCAGTTCCAAACGCTGCTCTACGACCAGATCATCGCCTGCTACCGCCAGCACGAGATGTCGATCCTGCCGCTTCGGGACATCACCCACACCGGTGACAAGGTCTCCAGGATCCAG